TTTTATAGTCAACGAAAAAAAGAAGGCGCATCGGGTATTACGACACACCTTCTTTTTTAATAATCGTATATATGGCAAGACCTAAGAAAATTGAAGAAACGGAAGGTTCCGTATTGAATGCGAGGGAAGCAGATGTAAAACAACAAGAGGGTCAGGACATTTCTAATTTGGGAGATACGGAAGACCAAGAATCGGAACCTGTTCAGATCCCCAAACATATTGACGATGTATTAAAGGTATATCCTCAATATCAGAATTTATATGTGGACGACAAGGGTGGGGCTTATACGGAAGAAACCGCCGAAAGTCTCAGAGGGGAAACCAAGCTTTACAAAAACCCACATTACACAGCATAATTTTAACCAAATCATTATTATATGGCATTAGGAAATGTTTTTATAACAGACACGGACGGACGTTTGCCTTCAGCTACATCCACATCCAATGAAAAGATCACGGGATTGCTTTTCGATGTTTCAAAACAACCGGAACTTTTTACTGCCGGATATGGGAAAAGCAATGAATCCAAACTGAAACTGGGAGACGTGTGCTATATCACAAGCAGGGCACAGGCCATCAAAGACTATGGCATCATTGAAAGGGTCGAATGTGAAGAAGACGATGAAGCGACCAAGAACTTCATGTTCGGCATTCCGAACTATCATATCTCTGAGTTTTTCAGAATGAGTGGAAATATAGATGGATACGGCAAGCTCTATGTGATGTTTGCGGACTGTTCAAGCAATTGGGACGCTATCGAGATCATGCAGCGTGCTTCGGGCGGTACTATCTCACAGCTTGGTATCTGGACGGAACAGCCGTTATGGAAAAAGAGCGAGCAAACATATCTTTTGAATATCGTAAAAACCGTTAATGAGAAAGCGGAACTGCTGGCTACCCAGAACCAGCCCCTTTCCCTTGTGTTGTCTGCAAGTTGCGCAAATACCGGTACGGATGATTCGGATGGCAAGAAGGTGGATTTGAACAAGATCCCGACCTGCATTTGCGATTCAAGCCGCACATCGGTTATCATCGGACAGGCTCGAAATGAATTGATCTCGACAATGCAAATGCGCAACAAGAACTGTACTCCGGTCGGATTCTTGGGTTCGGTCATGGGTTGTATAGCCAAGGCGAACGTTCAGGAATCTATCGCCTGGGTACAACAGTTCAATCTTTTTGGAGATAATTTCCAAGATATTGAACTGGGATTCGGAGACCTTAATTTGGGGGATGAAGAGAAATTTACAAGCTTGAACGCATACGAGTCGCTTTCTCCCGTAATGCTGGACGATCTGGACGATAAGGGATACATCTTCCCTATCAAGTACGCCGGAAAGGAAAATGGCGTTTACGTTTCAAAAGACCGCACTTGTTCTGACGGGGACTTCAGGACAATCGCCAGAAACAGGACTATCAACAAGTCACGCAGGGCTGTAAGACAGGCTTTGCTGCCTTATGTGAACTCTCCGCTTTTGGTCAATCCGTCTACCGGATATTTGGCTCCGTCCAAGATCACGTCCTTCAAAAATCTGATCGGTGACATCCTGAACAAGATGAAGACAGCCCAGGAAATTTCCGGCTACAGCGTTGTTATCGCTTCGGATCAGAATGTATTGGTAGACGACACACTAAGGATTGCGTACTATTTGGTTCCGGTCGGAGTTGCGACCTCTATTTATGTAGAAGAAGGATTATCACTAACCGAAAAAAGCTAATAACAGATGGCAGTAATTAATAACGTTGCTTATTCTTGGAGCATGATTACCCTTGCCTCTACCGCACTCGGCATTGACGAAGGCAGTACGACACTGGAAGGGGTATCGGGCATTAAATGGAATAAGACTCGTAAAATTGAATCCAATTACGGACTCGGCGGCAAGCCGGTTTCAAGGGGATTCGGTAACTTGACTTATACCGCATCCATCACGATGGACTATGCTACCCAGCAAGCCCTGAGAAGCACATACGGCTCGCTGATGGATATTGGGGAGTTCGACCTGATTGTTTCATTTGCCAACCCAATGGCATCAGACGATTGGACTACAACTACCGTGACACTTAAAGGATGTATCTTTAATGAGGACGGAATGGAGTCGCAACAGGACGATACGAACATTACAAAAGAGTTTCAGCTTAACCCGTTCGATATTGTTATCGGAGAGGGTTGATTCTAAGGAGGGAGCGGTTGTTGATACACCGCTCCTTTTCGTTTATGTTCTTATTATTTGGGTTATTTTTATTATAAATAACACAAGCTCATAATGGGGTTTTGTTAATTTTGTCGCTCATTTTGTTTTAGATTAGAGATGTTTTTGAATATTCTATTATCAACGAAGTTGGATTTGTTTTTAGACAAGTTGCTGGATTTTAGTGTAGATGCCGGTAAAAACATTTTTATTGCTTGTCTTATTTATTCAATCGGGTGTTTTATAATCAAACAGATAAACAGGCTGGTTGCTAAAATTCTGGAAAAACGAAAAGTGGAACCAAGCGTGCAGACTTTTCTGAAAAGCTTGGTGAAAATTCTACTTAATATGATTCTGGCTTTTGCGGTAATAAGCAAGCTGGGAGTGGAAACCACCAGTTTTGCGGCTTTGATGGCTTCTGCCGGTGTAGCTATCGGTATGGCACTTTCAGGAAACCTATCAAACTTTGCAGGAGGACTGATAATTTTGGTATTCAAACCATTCAAGGTTGGAGATTATATAGAAGGCCCTGACGTAAACGGAACAGTGAAAGAAATACAAATATTCCATACGATACTCTCGACTCTTGATAATCGTATGATATATGTCCCGAACGGGATTTTGAATAATAACGCCATCACCAATTACAGCAAGCAAGAAACACGGCGTGTTGATTGGGTGTTCGGTGTTGAATATGGAGAAGAAATAGGGAAAGTAAGGGCTGTTATACAGCGAATTATCAAAAACGATCCACGTATATTGGATACACCAGCCCCACTTATTGCTCTTTCCACATTAAATGCGAGCAGCGTTGATATTACCGTCCGTGTCTGGGTAAAAGCCAGCGATTATTGGAGTGTGTTATTTGATATTAACGAGATTGTATATGATACATTCAATAAAGAGGGTATCAATTTCCCATTCCCACAGCTTACGGTTCATCAAACAAGTTCAAAATAAATATTGTGCATGAATTGCAGTTTTGTATCTTTGTAAGACCAAATTTAAAATTATCGTTTGCAATCAACATTGATTTGTAGAGTGATTAGTAATCACGTACAATTTTGAGTTTTAAGTTAACCAAAACTTAAAAACATTCTTGTAAAGTTGACCCTCTGGGATAGATCGTCAGCTTAAAATCATTTTCTTCCACAAACATTGCAGCTTCCCCTTCCCTATTCTTTTATAAAACCAAATCAATTTAGTTATGGAAGAAAAGAATTTAACATTAGAGCAAGAAAATGTAATTAAAGAAAAAGCGAAAAAGCTGAAAACTGAAGGCAAGTATCGCAAGGTGTTCCCGATGGTGGTGTTCGGTGACACGGAGTCAGGCGAAAAGGAATTTTATGTAGCTTACATGAGAGAACCGAATTTCCCGACATTCTCCAAGTTTATGGCCGCATCCAAGAAGGACGAGGTACAAGCCATGAGGACTTTGGCAAAGGATTGTTTCTTGGACGGCGACAAGGAACTGATCGACAACGAATCATTGTTCCTCTTCGGTTTGATGGGACAGCTTTCGGAAGTGATCTCTACTCGACAATCTACCATTGTAAATTTTTAAATGACTGGGTAGTAAAGGACGACCAGCGCATCCGGCAAAGGTGCATCTATATTCGTCATTACTTTCCCGGTGTGGATTTGGATAGTCTCTCGGACGAGGACTTTGAAATGCTCATTTCTAAAGCTTCCAATGCGCTTCTTGCTTAATTCTATATATAACAAATCCCCCTTGCTGATATTGTATCGGTAAGGGGGATTGTCTTTTTTATAGAAGAATTAATTATGGTTATAAAATAACGTAAAAAAACTATACTACATATTTTATAGTTATTTTATAACTTATATCCTATGCCAAATGACAAAAGAAATGTATTAGCTTTCATACTGTTTGATCTACTTAATTTTGTTATGTTTTTCATATAAGATGTTTCAATATTTAATCGTATTTTATCTGTATCATAAAATATCCCTATTGATGGCTTGAAACCTAAAACAACTTTATGAGCAGGAAAAATTTCTTCGTTTTGACTCATTTCCGGAGTATACGATTTGAATCTATTTTTGACAAGAAAATCAAGTGTAGGGGCGATTCCGGCATACAAATTGACTCCTTTTAGATTATATTTAACATTAAAAGAGGTATTCATAGTAATATAATCTAAAGTATTTTCAAAATGAGAAGCTCGAACATCTGATGGATCATTAAAGTATTTTCCACCTTTTCTTACATATCCTATCTCACTTGATAAAAAACACCACTCCTTCTCCAGATAATCACATCCTATATTCATTGAATACATGGATAAATTATCATGGAAAGCATCGCCGGGTAAATTCATTTTGGAAAATGATACCCCATTCTCAATTTTAATTACTTGTGAAAAAACTCTTTCACTACAAAATAGGCAAATTAAACCAATTAAACAAACTAATTTTTTCATCTTGTATTATTTTTATTTATACATAGGAAACGAGATGTATTTATTATTATTGTATGTTCATATATTTTTCTTTTATCTTGTTGCAATTTGAATAATAATTTATATATTTGTTCTGAAGTTTAATCTAAAACCAAAACTGTTATGAAAAAGTATTTTAAATTTTTCTTTATGGCTGCTGCCATGTTTGTAAGTGTGATGTTTGTATCTTGCTCCAAAGATGATGTGTTATCACAATCTGAGAGTCCATTACCATCTGTGAAAACAAGATCGGATGTGCAGAGTAGAAGTTTTGTAGAAACAAAATTAGTTGCTGCACATGCCGAACTGGTTAGTTCCCTTCAAACACGATTTTATAATATTCCATTCGCACCTCCCACCAGTCCTTTTAAAGAAGGGAGGTTGTATGCAACTATGGTATACTGTATTAGAGCCACTGTCATTATTCCAGATGGATATACAGTTGAATGGAGTCAGAAAATCCCACCCAGCACATCCATTATGCCAGGTAAAGATTGTATTGTAAAGGGGTTTGAAAAATCGACTGTTGTTTATATGGATAAACCATACATGGATGTAAAAATCAATGGAAATAGAGCCACATTTACAACATACGCCTATTATTTAGCATCCGATATGGAAACTGGAACAGACTTTAACGACAATTTTTTGATTGATGTAAATTTTGCATGGATCAAATCTGGTCAGCCAGCCAAAATCGCTTATGATTTGTACAAATACAAATAACTTAATTCATAAACAATATGATAAAAGGAGTACATTTATCGTGTACTCCTTTTGTTTTATAAACGATAGCCAATTCCCAATGATAATGTCGCTATTTTATTACGGAAAGAATCTCCGCCATAATGCCCAATCGTACTGCCTTTAAAACTATTTAACTGACTAAGATTCAATATCGCATTCCATTTATTATTGATATGATAATTAATTCCCAATTCATATTTTAATCCATATAGGACATTGTTGTGATGAATCGAGGTTTCGGTTGTTGTAATTTGATCTGAGTTTATAGGCTGTTTTTGGTATTCACTTCTGTCTTTCAGTAAAATATCTATTGTCGGCCCAACACCCATAAATAATGTAAAGCGTTTAAAATCATGCTTAAATCTAAATGTGGTATTGATTTGAAAGAAATCAAGTTTAGCTATTCTTCTGTAATTATATTCATACCGCCCCTGATCAGGATCATATCCTTCCGTATAACTAAAAAGGCTCCTTCCACCTCTTTGGATATATCCTATCTCACTGGATAGCATAAACCAATCTTTTTCTAAATAATCACAGCCTAACATAAAAGAATAAGCTCCTCTTTTCTTCGCATAACCACCGCCATCCATCCATGTAAGATTTGCTCCGTGTTCCATCTTTATAACCTGTGAATACATGTCACAAATGCCTATAGATAAAAAGGCAATCACAATCAAAAAGATTTTCTTCATAACTTTATTTTTATTTTAGTTTACGCCTTAAAAACGGCTCTGAAATATTTTTATTGTGCCCATTAATAAGAAATATATTTCGTACAACAATTGATTTATTTTTTTTGCAGCAACGTACAATATCAAGAGACATTATACGTTTATTTCGTCTTTCTCCGATCCTTACAAGCAACCTATTCTGCCTATACCCTCCTATTCTTCATTAAAACAATCACACTATGGCGCAAATACACGATTATCAAGTCAATTATGACATTAGCGTAAAAGCTGATGGTATTGATCATGTTACTGCATTTGCAGAAGCAATCAATAAATTAAAAATAAGTGAAAAGGGAGCTGAGTCCGCAGTCGAACGAGTTAGAACAATGATAGATAAGATGGATACGTTGTTCAGACCTAAAGGCAAATACAGAGATTTAAAATATAATGTCAAGATCTCAACTGATCTGACTGAAACCAAATTGACAAACATTTCAAATCTTATTACAAAGATTAAAGAAGATGCAGAGTCAATTACTCTGGTTATTAATGCTGGACAAAAGCTCGATTCACAAGCTATCAGAGCACAAGCCAAAGCCGTATTGAAAAATCAGGAATTGGCTGCGCAAGAAGAGGCTAAGAAATCATCAAAGAAAACAGCTTCGCAAGCTATGGAGGCTATGAGAGAGCCGATTAAAGCAATTGATAAAACTATCGGAAAGGTCAATGCGGCTCTTGTCAGTCTGGAAACCGGAAGAGAAATCAATATTAAGACCGATGTTGCCAAAAAGAAACTGGAAGAAATTCTTAGCTTGCTTGGTCAGATAAAAGGAGCTACCAATATGACGTTGGGAACAAATATGGTCAGTCCTCCTGCCGGTTCCGGTTCTACAGCCATAACTCCTGTTATTTCCAATACTGTCGATTCAGATAAAGCCAGTCCACGTTCCAGTATTCAGAGAAAAGTCTCGGCAAATGAAAACAAGACAATAAAAGAAGCCGAAAGAGAGTTGAAAAGGCTTGCCAGAGAAAGCGAGAAAGAGTTTAAGAGACAGGATAAGGAGTATACTAATCTCTGGAACAAAATTGAAAAAGAACAAGAAAGAGAGTACCGAGCCAATGTAAAAAAGAAGCTGGATAATTTTCGTAGGATTTCTAAAGAGATGGAAGAAAGCCAGAAGCGTTACGAAAAATATCAGGAATACAGTATGGCCAGCCAACTGAAGAGAGAGGCTCGACAAGAGAAAGAAGCTCGTCACAGACAAAGAATTGCGGAAAGAGAATATTACAGCCGGCAAAAAGGAGCTATCAATCGTTTACAATATTCCCGGCTTCCTTCATGGGGAAACATGCCGTTTGCCGGTATGTTCAGTGCCTATGCCGGATATTCGGTCTTTAAATCCGAGCTTGCGGATGCGGTGGAATATGCCAACATAATGGAGACCGCAAGAAGCATCCTTCGTGTAGCGGACTCGGACTTGTCCACGTTTGAAGACAGATTTGAACAAATGTCCAAAAATGTCAGACAAATCGGTGTCGATACCAAATTTACCGCTACTGAAATTGCTGGAGCCACAAAATTTTTGGCAATGGCAGGTATGAATATCGACACTATCAATAAAGCCATGCGCCCTATTACGAATCTGGCCTTAATAGGAGATGCAGACGTTGCTCAAATTGCAGATTTGGCTACCAACATCATGTCTGGATATGATATTAGAAGCTCTTCGATGAACACTGTCGCTGATATTCTGGCTTCCACGATTGCCCGATCCAATGTGAATGTTCTGGAAATGGCAGAATCTTTCAAAATGGCAGCCGGGTATCTTCGTCTCTCTGGGGTGAATTTCTCCGAGGCTTCTGCGGCTGTCGGTATTCTGGGTAATGCCGGCATGAAAGGAACGATGGCTGGTACGGCACTGAGAGCCATGTCCGGAAGGTTCGCCAAACCGACCAAAGAAGCACAAGACACGCTTGACAGATTGGGAGTCAAATTTACCGAATACAGGGATATTTACGGAAAACAGGTTGAAAAGTTGAGACCTCTTGCTGATATTTTTGAAGACCTGAACAAAAGCGGTGCTACTCTTGGAGATATGCAAGCTATTTTTGGTAAGATCGGAGGTAATGCAGCCATGATGTTCATTGATAATTATGAGGAATTGAGAACACTGGCGAATCAAAACAAAGCAAGCAACGGCATATCCCAGGAACTTGCACTTACCAAACAAAACACAACAAAAGGCTTGTGGGCGCAAATGACCTCCCAGTTCTCGGAAAGCTTCATGCAAGCCTATGAAAGTATGGAGCCGCAAATCAGGGGTGCGCTTAGGGACTTGTTGGATAGATTCAAACCACAAGAGTTCGCCAAAGGGCTGGAGACCATTGGAAAGACATTGTTGGATGTATTTTCTATACTCGGCAAGATCGGTACATGGATAACAAAAAACCTGACATGGCTGGAACCTTTGTTGATTACAGGCTTTGTTACAACCAAGATATTCAAATTTGCCGGAGCCTTAACCAATCTGGGGGTTGCACTTGGGTTTATCGGTAGACAAAAGGCGGCAACAAATATATTGACCTCTATTGCCGGAACGCTTGGTGGAGGAACTATGGGCAGAGTGGCAGGAATGTTTGCCTCTCAGGTTTCTTCCGGAGGTGTTGTTGGGGCTGCATCTTCTCTGTCAGCCATAGGAACCGGTGCAGTGGCAGCAACAGCCGGATTATCTGCGTTAGTTGGAATATTGGGGATGGTTGCATATAAAACATGGCAAGTAAGCAAGGCTCGCAACACGATTCTGGAAGAAGTAAACAGCAACAAAAAATACAGATACCCGTCTATCGATGCGCTGACAGAATCTCTGAATAAAGCATACAGTGCTGCTTTGGCTACAGGAGAAGCGGTAAAAGATCTCACGGCTGAAAAAACCCTTGGGGAAAAATCAGGACTGGGAGATGTTGCTTTTTCAGGGAATTGGTGGAAAGGGTTGATTTCCCAATGGGGGCAAGCTATTGCAGGAAACAAGAATTATAACGGTTATGACGTTGCAAATGCCTATCAGGACGCATATAAAACAATGATCTTGGCAGAATCAGATAAAAGGGGGCAAAAAATCATCAATTCCGCTTTGGCTGATTTGGCAAAACAAAACACTGCTACGGGCATCCAAGCTTTTATTGATACAGCCCATGAAATTTACGGAGTGTCACCAAACGTACTTGATAAATCCTTGTACGTTGAGAAAAACGGTAAGGTTTGGTACACAAAAGATATGTCAGAACAACCATATTCTGCGTTTGAACGCACACCGACATACTTGGATTATATAAACAACAAAATCCTGCCCAACATCATTACTGTTGCTGAAAAATATAAGAATGCAATAGTAACTTCTTCCGGTGCGCAAGATTTGGTTTCGGGGCTGACCGACATCAATAGCGGAAAGACTGTTTCGCAACAATTGGAGAAAATTGGGTGGAAACGCAGCATGGCCGATGGAGCGTGGTACTCTCCAGCCTTGCCTAAAAATCCGACTGATAAAGACAGGGTTGCCAAACAGACAAGAGACAGGTTGGCACATCAATTATTGGTAGCCACCTATACCGCATTGACTGCAACAATGGGAGGACAAGCGAATATGGCATATAATATTATGACCAAAGCCGGCTTTTCTCCCGATATGTTTTCTAACGAGCCGGATTCCAATGACAAATATTCTTGGGATAAGCGAGATATTTCTTATTTGGGGAATAAAGAAGACGATGGCGGTGCTGGTGGCAATTACAGCGGAACCGGAAAACTCTCTTCGGCGGCTCCAAAACAGGTTGTGGTGAACATTACCAATTTGCTCAGCATACAGACCGTGGAACTGATGAAAACCCCGGAAGGCAAAACTCCGGAAATGCAGGATTTGAAAGAGATGATGGCACAGGCTCTAATCGATGTCGTACATGACTTCGATGCGAGTTGGAACGGATAATAACAAACAAACCAATAATATATGGCTAAATTTTTAGGACAAGGATTGGCCGGATTGGCAACCTCCACTATTTTGAGTGGAGGTATTGTCAATCATGGCAGCTTACAAGGATACATTTCCAATGCGGCACGACAGACATTGGGACTCGGACTCTCTTCCATGACGGACGGGCAGGTTCGGTATTTTTCAAAAGACAAGGAAATTCTAAAACGGGCAGTCATACAAACCACTTGTCAGGCGGCCTATGGACTTTTGCGCTCATACCCCCGGTTCTTGAAATACTGGGAGAAGGTGGAAAGGGATAAGTATTTACAAACCAAATCGCAGTCCAGTATTGCCAACAAGACCGGGCAATATTACCAGCTGATTAAAGACCAACAGGCGGTTGCGATTCAGAAGAGTTACACTGACAGTATTGTTGGCAAAAACATTGTCATGGATTATCTGGAATTGAGCGTAGATGGCGGCTGTGTCTATTATGATTCTCAAAAGCACACGGTCACTACCGTTGAGAAAGGGGAAGCGGTCAAATTTGTCGATTTGCAACCGGAAGTATCGGTATCAAGCAAAAACAATATACTGCTGACTCCGGTACAGGGACGGGATTACTCCAGAAAGGAACTTATCAGTGGCGGTGATCTGGAAATCAGCATAACCGGCAAAATCACAAGCAAATACCCCGATGTTTATCCGGAAGCTGAAGTATCAAAGTTTTTGAAGCTTATGCAATTCAAATGTGCCATAAACTGTGACAATACGATACTTCGCCAGTTTAAAATATCCAAGTTGATCGTACTTGACTACTCTCTTCCAGCCCCTACCTATCGTAATGTCCAGCCATATACGCTGCATTGTGTGGCAGTTGAACCTTCCGAGTCAATCGAAGTGAAACTGGCAGATGAAGAGGTGGTGGACGAGGCTATCAAGCATACGAACAAATGGATCAAAATTGTAAAATTCGGAACCGAGGTGGTTGATCCGGCCAGCCTCCTAAAAGTGACAAAACTATGGCTATAAGCACGCTTGATATTCTATGCTGCCAGATTACCATCGGAGATGCCGATTCAAAGAATCCGATGGTAATCAAGAATCCCATAACACTTTATGAAGTGCAAAACATAGAGATTCACGAATCATATAAAAAATTGATTGGCACGGCCAAAATCGTTTTTCCCAAAGGGACGGTATTCAAAAGTACGATTGTCGGTAACGGAACGGTTGAAGGGAAAGATGCTTCTTTGATTACTACCGAAGTCATGCAGGACGGGGTTTTGATTGAAAAGCGGAATACTCAAAGCGTCATTGACGAGACCACATTCAAGATCGGACAGAGGGTCAATATCAAGCTGGGATACAATGGGGTATTGAAGAATATGTTTGACGGTTACATCACAGCTTACAACTCGGACAGCATATTTGAATTGCAGTGTGAGAACATGGCCTACAAACTGAAACTCAAACAAGCTCCGAAGTTTGAGACTCCGGTTGCCGGAACAAAAATAAATGATGTATGTGGAGAAAAGTACGGGCTTTTGAAGGACACCGGATTTGAACTGCATTCTGAGACCAAGAAGTTCGATATTCAAATTGGAAAAGTAAAAATAACAGACAATTTTACCGTAGCGGATGTTTTGAATGACTGGTCGAAATTCAAGGTGTATTGTTTTTTAAAATACGAGGAAGATTCTTCAGCCATGCCTAAAATTGCAATTGGGCGGCCTTATTCATCGTTTAAAAGCGACCCGACTTTTCCCGGTAATGGCAACTCATCTGTTCCTTATAAGATTCAATTTGATTATCACGTTGCCGGTAGCAGCTTGAAGATATTGAAAACCGATCCTAAGTTTCTTGCCGTTACGGGAAAAGCATTGGGGTCAAACGAAAAATTCTTTGAAGTTACGGTAAGACTGAATCCCGAATACGATCCGGATACACCGGGAAGCAAGGAGTTTCAAGTTGTCAATGCCACCCAGATTTCAAAAAAGACACACAAGATTACCGGAAATACGACAGCTACGGGAGCGGACACCAAGACAAAAGTCGATCTCAGCACGTATACCGTAGTGCCTTACATGTCTACTAAAATGAATATCAATTCGGATCAGCTTGTAGAGGAAACAATCGCTTATTTCAAGCAATACAATCTGAATGGTATTACCGGAGATTTGACTCTTTTTGGTGATTTCGGATTGACGACCGCTGTACAAGTCGAGCTGATTGACCATAGGAATCCCAGCAAAAACGGAGTCTATCTGGTAGACGAGGTGACAACTACATTCGGGGTAAACGGATATAGGCAAAAAATAACCATACCATATAAAATAACAGGAAAGACCACTTATGGAAACAGCAAATAATATAAACACGAATAATAACAACAGTCAAAGAATGATTCAGGAAGCAATCAGGAAGATTGCGCTGGGAAGAAGTTTCGACAGAGCGAATATGAGTCCTGCCGGCACAGGAGGGGTTGGTACGGCCAGAATGATTCATGGCTATGTCGCAAAGATACATGACGATCCGAATGATGAAGAATACGAGGAATATGCAGGAACGATTGATGTAGGTGAGTTTCCGGACGAGACTGCTTCTTCAGAGCCGATTATTCATAAAGGGGTTTTGTTGTCCGGACTGAAAGACAATTCCGGAGGATTCCTTATTGTCCCCACCCTATTCTCGGATGTCACAATCGTTTCGGATGCAGGAACAAAGTATATGTACGTCCTGAATTTTTCCCATGCAGACGTGTTGCAGTTAAATGCGCATAACGAGACAATTGTTGGGGCAACTGAGACTGAGAAGCTTGATCCGAACGACAATGACTCCCCGGACTATGATGAATTGCCTAAAACGGGAAATGAGACTTCCACCAAATATACCCCGGACAAGATTTCGACTGTTGCCAAAAACAAAGACGGGAAACAGGCTGAAATTAACATGACTCCTTCCGATATTCTGCATAGGATAGACAAGTCGGAAGTGAATCAGTCAGCAGAAAAGATAGAAAGTAAAGTTGGAAACACAGCGGTCGGGGTTACGGATGGAAAAGTGTATCTCGGAGGTGAAGATGCGACTGAACCTGTTGTATTGGGACAGGAACTTGCGCAACTGATGTTGGAGTTCCTTACCGAATGCAGCAAGATAACCACCCCAACGCTCATGGGAACCATGCCGGCCGTGAATTTCCCGAACTTTACATCATTGACTTCCAAGATTCAGAAATTTTTAAGTAAAACGGTATATACAAAATGAGTGTCATTCTTAATCCGGAAATCGAAAAACTTGACAAGGATAGCTTATGTTACTCGCTTTACATCCAGCTATATAATAGTTTCTTTAATGCACAGGATAAAAAGGACGAGGATCATCCGTTTGGTATAGTGGAGGGAAACGAGACTTCCATCCGGTTGAAAAATACGGCATACAACTTTGCCAGCCCGATTTCCGAATCTATAACAGGCGGTGGAGATGGCGAAAGTGGCGGCATTTTAGTCGGTTATTTAAAGAAAAGTGGCGATGATATGTCCGGGCTACTAAGAGCCAATTATGGGTTTGAAGCAGGAATAGAAAATACCAGACTCCTGTATTCGTACAAAACGGAAGAAGAAAACCCTGTTTATGGAATACAGATAGATGGCAGGTTGAATGTTGGTGGCAATAACTTTTATCTGGGGAACAAGAAGGTTATTGCTTACGATACAGACCATGATACCACATCTATTTCAGGTGCAATCATTGATTTTGGAGATTCTTCTATTAAAGGAAATGGAGAGGTGCTTGTCGGGCAAAATAAGGCCTCTGGAGTGTTTATTACACCTTCAGCAATCCAAATACACGGCAGTGATGTGTATCACGCAGGAAACGCAAATCTGGAGCATATAGACTGGGTTATGCGTAACGCCAAGGTTGCCGGTACACTAAGCGTAAAGGGGATGTTAACCTTGCAAAACACTCTCAATGCCAATTATGGTGTAAATCTTGGTTCTGGAGGAAAAACGATATTGACCATCATAGACAATGAGGCGGTAGTCAAAGGAAATATGTCTTTTACAGTCGGTAACGGTATAAAGATAGACGATGCTGCGGTTCTAATTAGACCGAATGAAACAGACATTCAATTGGGGGCTGTCGGTGGAGATATTCTGCTTGGAACCGATCAGACGAACAAAGTCAGGTTATTGACCGGCATTACGGATATTCATGGGACAAATCTCTTATTATCTCAATATGGAGAGGCTTATTTTCCCGGTGCATTAAAAGTAAGGCATAATTTCGGTGAAGATTTGCTTTCGACATATAGGGAAGATGATTCCAACGAAGGGGTGGTTATTCATAAGAAACTGAGATTTGGCGATAGTGACGGAACTTATCTTCATGGAGATAAGGACGGGTTAATTCTCAGTGCCGGTACGGAAAGGTTCGATGAAGAAACCGGGACGAACACCAGATACATATATGATACGATATTTCAGATAAAAGAATCGACAAGCCACTACAAACCGCTTGACAAAAAATCAGATTCCCTGTATATATCGACCAAAGCCGATTTTGTTCTGTTTGATAAACCGCTGGAAGCAAAAGGGCATATCGGAATAGACGGAAGTGCAACCCGACTTACTGACAACACTCTATTCTTTACAAACATGAGTTACCTTCAGGCTGTAGTTGGAGGTATAAAACATTATGGAAACGCTTACTTTACAGACAGTCTCAGTTCTGAGAGGTTTTCTCCTGGATTCGCTGGTTCTGATTGGGCTATTATGAAAAATCCGACAACCGGAAATGCCACTGCCACTTTCGATGAACTTGTGATACGAAAGAAGATGAGAGTCTATGAATTGGAAGTGCAAAAAGACAGTTCGACAAACGGTTCTCTGTGGATAAGCGACTCATGTAGCGGTGATATTGTAGAAAAAATTGTTTAATAATATGTCATTATATACATGTCCTAAATTTAAAATCAGAATAGACCCTTCTTCCAAAAAAACACAAGGGCTGCGGCAAGGAGATATTGTAAGGAGGCAGTATTTTGATTATCCAAACAACATATATTCTCTGATGATTGTTGTTGAAACCGGAACAGACATCATAACCGGGCAGGATAATGAAGAAAAACGCTCCCCTTATTTTATCGGAATGCTGGTTGAAGGAAACGAACCCAAGAATGGAGAAATTCTTGATTTTGTCAGAGTAACCAACTTGTTCGATGCCGATCGTAGCGGTGCATTGTATCTTACGGCTTCAGACAGCGAATCTCCGTTTATGGACGTAATAGACGGAATGGCTACGGAAAACTCGCTTTGTTATCCTGTTACCGGAAACGGAGATGGGAACATACCCAGTTTGTATAAATACGCCTGTTCTGGAAAAGAATTTGTCTCACAAGAATACAGCAAGACAAAGGAAGGTGATGTGCATAGGGTATTTCGCATTACCCGAAACAACACGGATAATCCTTCATCAAAGACGATCGGCTTCAAGCAAACGATTGAAAGGCAGGTTGGTAATCCGCAGTGTGTCGTAGCTTCATACAAAATCAGGGCTTCCAAAAATATGGGTGGTGTTAAAACTTCGTTCGGATATACGGACGGAAGCGAGATTGACGGAAGCGAGATTATTAACATCACAACTTCATGGGAATACAAATTATCACTCACCATTGTGGATTATCCTCCACAGTATATGAGAAGTTTTCTGATTGATTTGACTGAGCATTTGTCTGCTGGCGATTGGTGTGAGATTTCCGATCTTAACATCGTATTGCTGTCAGACATTGCTACTTTTTCCAATGGCACTAAGGCAAGGATCGGAAAGGTTACAGGCATTGTAGACCCTGTGTTTGGGTTGCTGGATGGGTATGGCGGTTATTTTCAGAACTTGTATGCGACTAAAAACGTCAATATAGCCGGTACGCTTACGGCAGGAGACGAAAAGGGATTTGCTTCTACTTTTTACGTTGGAAAGATACACAAGAATTGTCTCATAAACTCATTGTATGGCAATTTCCAGACTCCCGTATCCAGTGCGATGGGTGAAGTGTCTCCTACCGGGTTGGGGGATATTTTTACACTTACTCCGGGGAAAACGGTGTTGATTGCTCAAAAAGAAAGTTGGGGCAAAAAGCATGAAGGTGAGAAACTATGTTTTTCATGTTGGCTGAAATGCGAGAATACGGGAAAGGTTTCTGTGTCGCAAAACTCCACTCCTTTGTACTCGATCAATATTGAAGTCGCAAACGAGTGGGTTAGATATAGCATTCCTTTTATTGCGTCTTACAAGGAAAACGAAAGTTTCAATATCGAACTGACTTCAGACATTACGGCAATATATCTCTCATCCGCACAACTGGAATTTGGAGAAAGGGCTACTTTATATCAGGCGACAGATGAAATCCTGAACGAAACGGAAGATTATGGAGCATGGTTCAATAGAGGCGGTATCGGAGGAACGATACAGAATCCGTTATTAAGGCTGAATGATGATGGTTCTATTTCTTCTAACAATAATTCATTCGTTATCAATCGGGACGGAACCGGACATTTTGCCGGGGGAAGGTTCAAATGGACGGAAGACACGATCGAACTGACCGGTGTGACTATCAAATGGGACGATATGGATCAGGAAACGCAGGACAATATCGTCAGCAAGTCGGTCAAGATAACGGGAGAAAACACTTTCCATTATCCGGACAGTTTGGAGAATGTCTGTACACCAAATGAAATACAGCTGATTGCGGATGAATACAATTTTACCAGCAAAGATACGGAGCGTGAATGGTCTTATCTTTCCTCTTCTGGAGACTGGGTAAGGATTCCCGGTGTACAGAAGAATACGCTTACCATCAAGCCGGATTTTGAAGGCTGGGAAAACAGAGATACATTGACTATCATGTATTCTGCCATGTACAATGAAAAGGAATACAAGGATTCTTTTACCATCAATAAGTTATATGACGGGGATGATGCGTATTCTTTGTATATCGAATCAAGTAACGGTCAGATATTTAAAAATGGGATCGGAAAAACGACACTTACGGCATACGTGTTCAAGGCAGGAGAAGACATAACGGACAAGATAAACCCTTCAGGATTTTCTTGGACTCGGACAAGTAAAGATGCAGAAGCCGATGCAGAATGGAACAGCATTCCTCGAATTGGCAGGACTCTGGAAATTACAGGAGATGATGTTTATAGTAAGGCTGTCTTTGATTGTTATGTGGATTTGAAACTAACCAATATATAGAAACAAAGGCAAGAACCTTTGTTTCTATATTTCCGAATTAATAATTCATCAAGCTTAATTTTATATCAGCTTGAATATGTATCATCATATCATATATACTATAAGTAAAACAATGGCTTCTTTTGTCACCATAACATTTGAAATGACAAACCGAATCGTTGGCTACACAATAGTCTATATTCTCAAAACAAAAATTCGTTTCAGAACTATTACTTTTGATCCAAGTTATATTACCGTCTTCAACCGTTATTGCTAAATCATTAAATCTGATTCCAGTTTTTGGGAAAATCGTATCTATGTCTTCTATAAAATAAATCTGTTTGTCTCCTTCTGGCAAATAATCCATTCTTTCCCCATAAAAAGTAACATTCTCTTTGAAAATCAAATCGTCTATCGGATTTAGAGATTCATCATATAAGGTAAAGACTGAACCTTCTTTTATTTCCATTCGGCAGGAGGTTCGCTGATACACTCCTTCATGTTTGGAGCAAGAAAACAAGATTGTGAATACACACAACAATAACAAATAGTATTTATACATAAGTTGATACAATATTAATATTATTGACAAAAACGAAGTGACAATTCAATTTATTGCTTTATATATGAGAATTATCTTTAAAACACTCTCTTGCTAAACCTATTCCCCTCTCATATTCTATTTATTATAAAATCAAATTTTAAACATCATACAAATCAAATTTCAATTATGGCTCAAAAAATAGCAAGAGGTCAAGTAACCATTATTGACCAGAACGATGCGGTTTCGATTCAGGCATTCATTTCTTCCAATTTGGCTCTGACACAGATTTACAACAAGGATAACAATTCGTATACTCCGAACTGGACATCGGGAACAGGGCTTATTTTAACACCATCTCTTTTTGCAGGCGGATCGGTTGATAAAATCACTTCTGTGGGCAATGCGGCCAGTCTTACTTCGGGTGTTAAGGCAGGTTCCGTCAAATGGTATAAAAACAATACCCTTATCACTTCTGGACAAGACGGGTGTACTATCGGTGCGTCAAGTGCCAAATACGCATTGACAATCAAGACCAACCACATGACCCTTACCGCCCCACAGGTTCAATATAAAATAGAGGGTATTTATATAGACGCAAACGGTTTGGAAATTCCTTTCTGGGCAACTATCCAGTTCACACAACACCAAAGCGCAGGTGCTACAATTGCAGCTATCGCCTATGCCCCGGACGGAGTGATCTTTAGAAACGATGAAGTAAAAGCACTTAGGGCGCATTGTGATTTGTGGCGTGGTGCTACGATTGATACAAGCAATGTTTCTTATGCTTGGGGTATCAAGGATAACAGCGTATTTGCTCCGACCACAGTTAAAACAGCAGCAAATACGGGTGCGACAAGCATCGTGTTAAACAGCGTTGCCAATATGGAACCGGGCACTCAAATTCAAATCGGTTCTGCCAAATACACAATCAAGACTGTTACAACAAATACCACTACCGTAACATTGACTTCTGCTCTTACGGCAAACGTGACGGTAGGCGCACAGGTTACAAGTCCTTTTTATGACTCAATGTTGGGGGCTGGGTGGTCTCATTTGACTTCCACCAACCAAATGGGGGTTACAGCAGGATGGACAACCAACGAAATCACCATTTCGGCTGATGCAGTATTGAACTTTGAAACTTTCAAATGCGCCATCAAGGACACAGACACAAGTTCCGGCAATGCTTCTGCAAACAAGGTCGTTTGTGATATTATCTCATTCTCCGATATGTCCGATCCCATTCAGGTATTCTTGGAAAGCACAAAGGGATTCACTATCAAAAACAATTTGAATGATGTGGATGTGAAAGCAATATTGTATCGAAACGGTGCGGAAATTGATGCGGAAGGCAAAGAATACACTTATTCATGGAAATTATACAACAATGCAGGATCTGCGGTGCTCAAAACATATAATGGCAAAAACATCGTGGTAGCAAAAACAGATGTGACCGGAAAGGGGGCTTTGATCTGTGAAGTCTCAAAAGCATAATTTTTAATCACAAGGGCGGTAGCGACAAACTACCTGCCCTTTTTTTATGCTATTCTTAGGTAAAATCAAAACCTAAAGAATAGAAATGGGAAAAGAAATCATAGCACGAGGGCAAGCCGTTGTGGTTTGTCAAAAAGACGGATATACCATCAATCAATCTGTCGGAGAATATATTTTCACGGCACTGAATAACGGCACGATACCATCGGCCGTTACTATTGTTTCTACCATCAAAGTGACATCCGGAGACAGCACTGTTACCAATTTTACGATCGGAACAATTAATAAGCCGACCGGATTTGCATCTATAAATGTCAATAATGCCAACAAGACCATAACCTATACTGTGGCTGCTAATACTACAACACTGGCAGATAACGGCACGGTTCTTATTCCCATCATTATAGAAGGGAACACATACACCGTGTCTTTCAAATGGGCAAAATCCAAAGATGGACAAAACGGTTCTAACGGAGTTGGCATCAAAAGCATCGTCAATAAATATGCGGTATCTGCATCCAACACTGTTGCGCCAACATCATGGGGCACTACTGTTCCTACAATGACAGCTACAACCCGTTATTTGTGGAATTACGAAATTGTAACCTATACAAATAACAGTGTATACGAGACAGAAAAACGTGTTATCGGGGTGTACGGAGATAAAGGAGAGACAGGGGAAACTGGCAAGGGAGTTTCTTCTGTGGACGTATTGTATTATTTATCGACATCTTCCACCACACAGACTGACGGTAGTTGGTCAACAACCGCTCCGACATGGGTGAATGGAAAATACATGTGGAGCAAGACAAAAATAACTTATACAGATGGAAGTGCCAAAGAAACAAATCCGGTTTGTATTACAGGAGCAAAAGGAAATACCGGAAACACTGGTGCAACTGGAGCAGCAGGAAAAGGCATTAAAAGCATTGTCGAGCAATATTATCTGTCCACATCCAATACTTCTCAGGCTGGAGGTTCATGGACAAACACACCGCCGGCATGGGCAAACGGGAAATATATGTGGACTCGTTCTATCATAACATATACGGATAATTCTACAACAACCACAACTCCGATATGTGTAAGTGGAAGCACTGGGGCAACTGGAAATGGAATATTATCCATTACCGAATATTATCTTGCTTCTGCCTCTTCAAGCGGTGTTACTACGTCTACTTCCGGATGGACTACTACCGTACAGACCACATCCACTTCAAAAAAATATCTGTGGAACTATGAGGTTGTACAATATACAAATGGAAGCAAATACACCAGTACACCTGTTATCATCGGAACATATGGTGCAACCGGGCCTACAGGCCCAGCTGGAAAACCCGGAACCGATGGATATACAGTATCTGCATCCAGAAACTCATATATTGTTTCCACTGACAAAGATGGTAGGATACACACTGCGGTAACTACAAATACGACAATTTCTATTCTGAAGGGAAGTACACCTGTCACTCCTACTATCGGGGCTTTACCCACGGTGGCAGGTTGTACTTTGTCTAAAAGCGGAGCTACCGTAACAATTGTTTTTAACGTAGGCACATCACTGGCAGAAAATGGGACTATTAGTATCCCGGTTGTTGCGGACGGAAAGAGCTTTGCTGTTTCATTTTCATACGCAAAAGCACGTGCAGGAGCTGCCGGAGCGGATTCTAACATGTTGGATTGGGTGAAAGACTGGAACAACAACAAAACTCAAATCAATGAAAATTCTGTCATTACACCTAAAATATTTGCCGGAACAAAAAACTCGAACGGAACATTGACGGGGGTCGCTATGGGTAAATTCTCTCTCAGCGTATTAAATTCATCCGGAGTTGTGACTACCGAAACAATCAATGGTATTTATGGATTCAAAGACGGATATAAGACGTTCTATGTGAACAATACGGGAGACGCTGGACTGGGAAGAGGGAATCAGTTTATCAGATATAATGCTACAACCGGAAAGATCGAGTTCGGTTCGGACGTTTCTCTCAATTGGACACAGCCTATTGAAACAATCAATACGGCTCTTGGAGGAAAGGGTTTCCCAAAACTGACCTATATTGATGGTAAAGGAATCTATACCGGAACTCTTACCGCTGAACAGGTCAATGCCGTAAATATAAATGCTTCCAGCATAAAGACTGGAACACTATCTGCTGATCGTATCGCGGCAGGGAGCATTAAGTCTGACAAATTGGATGCCAATAGTATAAAAGCTAATATCATCAATACAGCCTATATCCAGGGATTGACACTCAATTTTACCAAAGGTACAATCGGAGGATGGACTATTGATGGAGATTCTATCTTCAGAGGTACAAAAAGCAATACGTCTGGGACTTATACTTCCGCTTCAGGTGCTATAACGATTGGAAGCAACGGAATCAGAGGTTTTAAATGGAAACTGGATTCTTCCGGGGCTGGCGCACTGGCAGGAGGCAACATTTCGTGGGATATTGATGGAAACGTTATGTTCGGCAAATCAGTATCATTACAATGGACAGATTGCATTGATAAGGCATTAAACAATATTGCAGTTGAAAGCAAAGTACTGGCAGAAGCATGGCAGACAAAAATCAATAAAAACGAATATCTAAAAATCCCAATCAAAACAGCTTTATTGAAAAATACAACTTATACTTGGAGCGGTATAGGATGGGGGCTTGCTGAAAGTGATGATTATAACGATTTTAATGAATCAGTCAAACAATATACAATTGGTATTTATAATGCTACACAATTAAAATATGTTGTTCTAAAAAATGTATCTACCATTTTACCTACGGAGCTTGAAAACTACGATTTACAATTAAGAGGTACCGCATACTTAATGACAGACGATTCTTTTTTAGATACCGATTCTTTTGAACTGCATGTGTATTCGCATATTAAAGATAAACCTGTTACAGCAAGCAATGGATTACTTTTGTATGTGGCAGGTTTGATTGAAGGAACTGTATTACTTAACCTACAACCAAGGTTGACACATATTGATGCAACAGGCATTTATACCGGAACAATTCAAGCCCAACAAATCACAGCAGGTACGATTTCGGCTCATCTTATTGGAGCAGGAAGTATCACTGCCGACAAGATTGCATCACGTACCATTACAGCAGATAAGATTCGGGCTGGAGCTATTACCGCAAACGAAATTAAGGTCGGGACTATTACATCTACACAATTAGATGCCAACAGTATAAAGACCAATATCATCAATACTTCATATATTCAGGGGTTAACGCTCAATTTCACCAAAGGTAAGATTGGAGGGTGGAATATCTCAGAAAACGCAATCTCCAAAAACAGTGTTTCTCTGGGGTCTGACGGTTCCATCACCAACGGTACGAAATGGAAACTGAACAATGATGGTTCGGGACAGCTTGCGAATGGCAATATTAAATGGGACACACTTGGAAATATAATATTTTCATCATCTGGGCTTGGTGATATAGCTAACCAAGGAGAAATATATGTTCGAGGAAGCTCTTATCAATACGCAGAAGGCCCCCAATTATATATAAATGGAAAAGAAATATTGATAAATTCTAAGTGGTGGAGAAGTTTTTGTCTTGTTGTTGTTAGCCGCAATGATTTGTCGGTTGTATCAATTGCATATTATGACACATACCAAGGAGAAGGCAACACATGTAATGAACTCGCTTCTGTCTTAAACAATCTTGATTCCAATAAACTTGTAATTTTAATATCAAACGATGCGATTACAGTTAACGATAATTTAAATAATGCAATAAAAAAATGTGGCGGCAAAGATTGGACTGGAAACGGTAAACGTTCAGCTTATGCGTTTATTGGAATATCTGGGGTTGGAGAAAACAACGGAATCTCCGCATATAAACATGCAGAAAAAAGTTGTGCAGAAATTTCCACCAAAGTCATTAACGGTATTCCGCAAGGATTCAACACCGGAACCCTTACAGCCAGCCAGATCAACGCTGCCAACTGTAATTTCACTCAGGGCAAAATCGGTGGATTCACTATTTACGGACACAAAATATCCACATACGATAATCCGACAGATGGTCACATAATTGAAATTCATAAAACCGGATATATTTGTAATTCAAGAAAATCTGACAGTAAGGATTATTGGGCACTGAATGCAGACGGATCTGCAACTTTTGGGATAACCAAAGCCGTAAAATTTAACGCAGACGGTTCAGGAAGCGTTGCAACAAACGGAATCTCATGGAACGCAAATGGTGTTCTTAAAGTTGGTGGATTTGAAATAGGATACAACCGCATTGGTTCTACAGCTACACAGAGCGGTGGCGGTGGAAGTTTGGCAATTTATAATGATTTTCTCCGAATTGGCAGTACAGATTCTTATGTATTATTTGGAAACAACGTTTTTCCAGCTACATCATCATCAATTGCTGCCGGGCGTGTGGTCAATACCAAATCCAATTCATATTATAATAATTATGGCATCCATATAGACGTAAAGAATGGAAAAAGAAATTTTGGTATATATTCAAATGCCCCTATCCTTGCCAATGCTTGTATAGGAAATAAAATAAAGACCATGTATTTTTCAGGCAGTACATATACAATTGATTTTTCACAAGCAAATATTTTTATTGTTTATGCCAATAGAGATATTAGTTTGACATTACCTACCTCTTCAGAGGTAGCATCAATGTTCGGATATTCGACATTGCCTTCTGACTTTGGTTATATGTTCACGTTTATATATAAACATAATGCTTCCTATCAGATTTCAATCAACAATTTAATTGCTTATAATGGAGAAACGAGAACTCACAACATGAGACAAGGAGACGTTACAACATTTCTTTGTACAAACTATCCGAGTTTCCATTATCAAATGATGTACTATTTTCAATAAACATCAAATATTAACAATTTTAAAATTAAAACGCAAACCAAAAAATAGTCGCTATATTATTCTTCAATAAAACAACAATTAAATACCGATTATATGGAAATTAAACAAGTGAATATTCAGACACAATGCGTCAAGACAACCGCCAATGCCAGATATGAAATCGAATATAACGTATCTGACAAATTGCTCACAAGAGTAAATGCCTCTATCCATAAATTAAAGCCTGAAGACACTGACGAGTATTTGGGAACAATTACTCTGGACGGAGACTATCTGTCTGGAACCTTCCCTTATAAAGAGGACATTGCACCTAACAAATATTTTGAAGATTTCAGCACGATCATGGAAGAAATCAAGGAAGCGGTAGCCAAACAACCGGCTTATCTATCAAAACAAAAATAATAACCTAAATATATAAATTAAGCAATGGAACTATCAATCAAAGACAGGCTCTACATCCCAGGCTTTCTGCCTAAAGAAAACAACTTCAAGCAGTTCAATATCAAGAAGGAGATTCTGAAGAAAATCGAAATCTCAGAAGAAGAGCGTGCAACAGTGAATCTCAGACAAAACACAGAAAACAACCGTATCGAATGGGATACGGAAAAAGACGTGCCGTTAGTGGTAGATTTCACGACCGAAGAAATCGAGTACATGAAAAGTGCCTGTGAAAAAATATCAGACGAGCAATTGCCGGATGATATGTGGGCTACAGTAGAGAAAGTATACGACTCTGATTCTTCTAAATAATCATTACAACTATTCTTAAAAGCGTGCTCTAATCTTTTTAAAGAAGAGTGCGATCCCCCAATCACTCTTGTTGGTTGGGGGATTTTTGTTTAAAACCGATAATATGGCAAGACAGGATATTAACATGGATGTCGTATATGGAGAACTGGAGACCTCTGACAACCTGACCAACAAGATCATATACGATTTCAAGATATTGGAAGAACAAGCCGGGATGGACAATGACAACTATTGCTATTCCGAGATAGTAGTTTCTCCCAGCTTTGAAAAATCATATAAAGACGAAGATGGAATACATGTCAGGATTCCATATATAGCGGAATACAAAGAACTGATGGTGAGGTTCCGCATTGATTACGGCAACGGACATATTGAATATGTTTTGAACAAGAGAAACAATCAAATATGGTTTCCGGTATATCGTGGCGATACGGCAGACAAGAAAGAATCTATAAAGCTTTCCGAGTACAGGTTACTGAATGAGAACGGCAATTTCAATTTCATCTTGAAGGAAGGAAGCTATCTTTCAGTTTTCAGCGGTCATGAGACCGACTTGATAATTCGTGAGTCATTAGAACAGAACAAAGCGTTTCTACTTAAAGCATTTGCCGGGAATTTATACCAACACCCCACATCCGGGATCGGACTCATCGACTACCTGCATGGTAACTTTGAGAATACCGGACTGGCTCAGAAGTTACAGGAAGAATTTGACAATGACAAGGTAACAGTAGTTAATGCGTACATGGACTCGGTTTCCGGAGAATTGTCTTTAGAACTAAAAGAACAAAATGGGTAAATATATTGTAACACACGGACAAAACCTTTACGATGTAGCCCTGCATATATATGGTTCGATCGAAGGGGTTATTGACTTGATGATGAACAATACATCACTTTCCTTAGACCAGATATTGAAGGCAGGAGATGAACTTGTCTATACAGACGATTATGTCATAAACAAAGATGTGGCCGCATATTACAAGGTAAACGAAATCATGCCGGCAAACGGCGAGAGGCATGTTTATCCTAAATCCCCTACCCTGCCCAGACTGATGGACATTTATATTGAGAATACCAGAACATCCATCGGTTTTGTAATCTCCGGTTCAGGAACGATAGAAATAGACTGGGGAGACAATACTGATTTACAGATTGTACGGTTATCCAAACAGGCTATTGAGTTTAACCACTTTTTCGACAACAATACCGGAACTAAAAGAAGAACTTGTATTTATGGGGATGAAAATGCCAGAATACAAAAACTGGATATTTCAAATATCAAGGATGCGGACATATATATCTTAAAGCCCATATATATTGAGCGTTTTGTAATGAAGAACATATCCACGACAATCGAATTTATTGCTTTGTCCAAAGGAATGTTTGAAATGGATTGTTTCGGCAGTACAACCGGCAGCTTGCTTCCTTTGTTGAGACAAAAGGAACTGAAAAGCCTGAATCTCCAGAATATCAAATGCAGCAGGAAAGCCATTGACGAATATTTGATCGGGCTGGTAAAGCAGCATTATGGAAGACGGAACTGTACGGTCACAATGACAGAAGTTCCGTCCGGAGAATACAAGGAACCACAAAGAGACGAGAATCTGAACTATATTGTTAGCTCCGGCATGGAAGCGATCTGGGTTCTGACCCACGAACCGACATGGAATGAAGCCGGGGCATGGAAGTTTATAATTAACGATACTATTTATACCTATACGCCACAAAATGAGTAGAACAATCAACGATATATATAAAGCAGCCGTAGAGGAAAGAAACAAGAGATTGGAACTGAAGGAGTTCAACAGTGACTCGAAGGTTTCCATTCTAAACGGTATCACATGGACATTTGCAGCCGTGATACAGAGTTTTGAAATGCTGTTGGATGTATTTGCTATTGATATTTCAACCGTAATCAACAACAGGATTAATGGAACTCCAAAATATTATGCCAACGCTTTGCTGCAATATCAAAAAGGAGACACGCTTGTGGTTCGGGAAGACGGACTGGCATTCGGATATGCGACCGTAGACGAGACTAAACGGATCGTCACCCAGGTTTCCTATATAGAAAGTACACAGGACGAGAATCTGGACAGTACGCTTATATTGAAGGTTGCAACCGGGGAACAAGGTAAACTTGCAAAGATACCGGAAGAAGAGATGCAGATGATTAACACGTATATCAATCAGATAAAGTTTGCAGGAACAAGAATTTCGGTTATCAGTCGTGAAGGAGATGTCCTTGTTCCCAAAGTGACGGTATATTATGACGGTGCTGTAACCGAGGCTGAGATATACGACAATATAGAATCCAAGTTGAACGAATACATAATGAACATGGAATTTGATTCCAGTGTGTATACCTCCAAAATTCTTGAAGTGATTAAAAGTGCGGAACATGTAACGGATGTCTATATTGATCCAGAAGACGTGGCCGGACAGGGAATCTTCCTCGCTTGCTATGACGGAGACGGACATATCAGTTCCCAGAAAAAAATCGGAAGAGTCATGCAGACGGAATCCGGTTATCTAAGGCAGTCTTCCGGCAAGAATGAGGAAGCCGACATTCCCAATTTTAGAGAAGCAATCAAATTAGTGGTAGATACCAAATGAGATACAAGTTACCGATAGACAAACTGGTGAACCAACTTGTTCCGCATTATCTTGGAGGAAGAAAGTACATTCTTTTTATTCAGAGTTTGGTTTATCCGTTGAAAATAATAAATGACAGATTTATTGACTTTGCCAAAGAACGGCATATCGAAGCACGCATGACCAGTCAAGTGATGTATTTCGAGTGGTATCTGAACCATAAGTTCGGAAAATACTTTGCGGACAAGAACGATCGGATATATATACAGGATTCTCAGACCATAGGAACAGATTTATATCGGGAATCCTCCAAATATGGCAAGCCGTTCGTTATCTGGAAAGACATGAAGGAATCTGAACTGACAGACGACCCACTTGAAAAGCCACGGGAGTTCTATTTTATCACGGAAGAAAAAGCGATCAATAAGGTAAGCTTCATGGTGTGTGTCCCCCGAATACAGGGAATCTCACAAAAGGAATTTGTCTATATGTTATCTTCTGTGATAAACACATATAAAATAGCAGGAAAAACATATCTGATCAAAATCGATACCACACCTCCAGATATTCCGGTTCAGTCTGTTACCCTAAACAAAAACGTGCTTATTCTTAATGTCGGAGATGAAGCTGAACTTTCTGTTAAGGTATTGCCGGACAATGCTACTGACAAAAAGATTATATGGCAAAGTTCAAATCAAAGTGTTGCAACGGTCATAGAAGGCATCGTATCTGTCGTAGGCGCAGGACAAGCAAATATAACAGCAACAGTCGGTGGCAAGACCGCCACTTGTGAACTGATTGCTTCAAACCCTATTACTTAACCAAACATGAATTATGGCAATAAAAGGAAAACAAATCATAGAAGTTCCCGAACGGACATCTTTAACCGGAGAAGAATACATTCCGTTTCAAGACCGTTCAATAAATGGCAGGATTAAATCTTCTCTTTTAAAAGGGTTGAAAGGCGATAAGGGAGATCGTGGAGAACAGGGGGTTCCGGGAAGCAAAGGAGATAAAGGTGAAAAGGGCGAACCGGGAATCAACGGAAAGGACGGTACAACCCCAGTAATAACAGCTAATGCAACAATCTCAAATACAAGTGGCTCTCCTGCTGTCAAAGTAACAAAGACCGGGAACCATGAATCTCCTTCGTTTTTATTTGAATTTTCCGGTCTGAAGGGAGAACCCGGTAAACAAGGAACGCAAGGGATTCCGGGAGTTAAAGGCGATAAAGGAGAGCCGGGCACTAATGGAAAAGACGGGAAAACTCCGGCTATTGAAGCCACTGCAACGATCGCAAACACAACCGGAGCACCATCGGTAAAAGTTACAAAATCCGAAAAAGCAGATTCTACTTCGTTTTCATTTGCTTTTTCTGGCCTAAAAGGAGAAAGAGGCGAGCAGGGCGCACAAGGTTTAAAAGGTGACAAAGGGGATACTGGAACACAAGGTGTTCCGGGAAAAGACGGAGCTAAGGGAGAAAAAGGAGACAAAGGCGATAGTGGAATTATGTCTTCTGTTTTAATAGAAGGAGCCACGCCTACCCAGTCTATCAGTCCCAATAAATTCTACAAATTCGGAAGTGTTACAACATTAACTATAACTTTTTCCCCAGAAACCCCGAATGTATTGAACGAATATATGTTTCAGTTTACTTCTGGAGAAACCGCAACGGTTTTAAATATGCCTGACTCCGTTAGATGGATTGGAGACCATACGATAGAGCCAAACAAAACCTATCAAGTAAGTATTGTAAATAACTTAGCGGTGATTGGAGGTGCGTCATGAGTATGTTCAGGAGAAGATTACTTATGATGCAGACATTGAAACAGAATGTCATTAAAACTGACAATAAACAAACCAAAAACCTAAATAATAAAGCATAATGAAAGAATATGTAGCAGAGGCAGGGGGACGATACACGTATGTGGACGATATTCTGAACTTACAGGAGTTAACGCTCAGTATGACCTCTATATTTACGGATTGTGCAAACTTCATCATATCCGGATGCGAAGTTGTTTCAGATAATGAGATCACTTCTGGGTATGTTTGGATAAACAAGAAAATCCGATACTTTGAAGGAAGCAAAGGGATCAAATTTCCCTACTATCTTGTAGAAAAAAACACCGTGGATTCCGTTATGTATGCAAAAGAAGCGGTTAAAAGGGGGCGAAACAATTATCTGTGTGTGGGAAGTCAGACAAAACCGACTGAATCACTCACAAAAAACGCACTTCAATTCATCGAAGTTACTTCCTCATACGCACCCAGATTTATAGACAAGTTCATCGGAAAGTATGCGGTTCTCTTGGAAACGCCGTTTTCAAAGCAAACTATAAAAAAGAATCTGGTCGTAGCCGGAGATTTCTCAGCGGATAAGGCGATTGAATCCAAAACTTCAGTGTCTATCAATCATCCGACATCCGGTCATGTGCTCAAAAGCATTGTAAAAGAAAATGGTAATGGATCGGTCGGATTGTATTACAATGGGCTATTGGTAAATGAGCTATCCATCAACACAGACGGATCGTTTACATTGCTGAAACAAGATAAGATCATAGCCAAATTCACGATAGACGGAGTCCTGGTAGATAGCATTTCTCACAAGGCTATCAAAGTCGGCTCTATCTGTCTATCAGATAACCATATCATTAACATTACCAGTGACGATGATAATGGAGAGGTGGGTATCAATTATACGGGGTTTAACAACGAAACCTCCAGATTCCGAAATTTCACGGTGTATGACGGTAAGAAAAATGCAATCTTACAAGTAAAAGGAAGCACAAAAGAGATCAATGCCAACGGAAAGCTGACTGTCAAAAACGCCGGAGATGGGTTGGTGCTGCTTAATGCCCAGTACACGAAAGACAATATGGCTCTTACAAATACATTGCAGTGGGCTGACAGCAAAAAAGAAAATATCGCTTCAATAGGATTTGACTCTGACCAATCCCAGGATTTCAATATCAAAAACATAATTGGCAACATCACTCTGACTCCTAAAGCCTACGTTGACATTCAAGGTGAGTTAAAAATCAAAGGTGAAAATATCAGCTCCATATATGCCAATAAAACAGACCTGACAAACTGTCTTAGCAAGAAAGTAGATAAAGTCGAAGGAAAACAATTGTCCACCGAAGATTTTACCACTGCATTGAAAGACAAGTTGGACGGTATCGCTGTGGGAGATTTGACATCAAACACAGAAGGATTTGTCACAGGCAAAGTTGTTAAGGACGGACTTGATAAAAAAGCCAACAAATTACTGGACGGATATAACTCAGATGAGAAAAAGACGATTGCTAAAAACATTGATGTTTATACCAAAAGTGAAGCGGACGGGAAATATGCCAGTGTTTCAAGTCTTTTCCAAGATTACATAAACTACCAAATATCCAAGGGAACCAGTCAGACAGATGCTCAAAAAGCTCTCAGAAACAAGATTGGTTGTCCCGGAAACGAAGAAGTTCTGAAAAAAAGCAATAAACTTTCAGACCTTTCGATTGCCAACGAAGAGGATAAAAAACAGATATGTAATAGATTGGGGGCTGCCTATGCCAAAGAGTACCAAGCCAAGTTAAACGATACCGGCTGGTTACAAATGAGTAATTCTGGTAGCGAAACAGATACGAGCGGCTTATATATAAGGCAAATTGGAGATATTGTTTCCATACAGGGGAAAGTCAACACTGCCAAAAGAAATGGCAGCAATATGGGAGGTGTAGTGGCAGTAATTCCAAATCAGATAGACCCTCCCAGATATGGGCTAAAAACATCTCTTTGCGATTACAATGACGACCATAAATATAACAGGGGGGCTACATTTGTTATACAAGGAGGTAATCGCAATCTTTTGATTTATGAAAGCGGATGGTATAACGTCAATACAGAACTTAATTTTACATACATGATTTAACAATGAAACGAATAATTAATGTTTACAACGATCTAAAGAGCAGGGCTGAAATTTCCAAACGGATAGCTCCGGCTATCAAGATAGAAGAAAGCCCGAAACCTTCAGAAAACAAGGAAAATGCCGAAAGCAAAGAAAGTTTACGGAATAAGGCTGACAAAGCCCCGGAGAGCAACGAACAGAAACAAACTGGACGGAAGGCCAAAAGGGACGCTTAAAAGATTCAAGTTTGAGGAAACACGGCTGGGGTTCATGCTTTTGTATGAAACCCCGGTCGTTTACAATCTCATCATGCAATCCACACCCAACTCTCCATTTCCAGAACCCTCCCCAGATGTTATTGAAATAATAGCAAGAGCATCAAAAGACCCTTCCTTCCAAAAAAAGAAATTTGCACGGTATCTGGAGGAATACAGGGAACATGGTTTGTATTGCAAAAGAGGAAAGAAACTGACTCCTGAGAGGAAAGCGTATTATGAATCCGTCAGGAATCAAAAACTAAAAAAATTCATATCCAATAACAGAAAGAAAATCAAAACTTTAAAGAAGAGACTTATGTTATAGAGAGTTATTTGTTTTTAAGACGGTCAGAGAGGCGTTGTTCTCTGACCGTCTTTTATTTTAAATAAGATACTTTTGCTTTCAATTTAAATTTCTAAATTTACTACCCAAAAGTCATTCAAGTGTAAAATTAAAAACATTACCAATCATGCAACAAAAACAATTTTTCAAATGTCTATGTGGAATTATGGTCGCTGCCATATTCACAGCTTGTGCCGGAACGAGTATTGAAGGTAAATGGATTGAATCAATTCCAGGTATGGAAAAACAGATGCAGGGCATCAATTTAGAGAAAGGTGGGAAAGCATCTTCCATTAACATGGCAACCTTACAATATGAAACATGGGAAAAGAAAGGAAATAAATTAATTCTTTCCGGCAAAAGCATTGGAAATAAACAAACAATTTCTTTCTCTGATACGCTTATTATCGAAAATATTACTGATAACGAAATGTGTTTAAAAAAGAAAAACTTGACAATTAATTATCAAAAACAAAAATGAATATAAACCCTCCAGCGAATATTACTGGAGGGTTTATATTATTAGAATAACAACAAATTTATGTGCAAAAATATATTTCATCACTAATATTTGCATAATATTTTTATATATAGTAAGTTTGCACCATGTTTTTCAATAATAACCAAAACTTATGAATCAAAATTTCACAGTGTCAGTCCAAAAATTAACTGACAAGGAACTTATGCAAAGAGCTTGTGAAATGACTTTTTTAGGCACAAGCAAACAATCACTTCTCAGTATGTATAAAGCGGAACACTCTCCTACCCGAACACAGGTATTTTGGATAGAGTGCAAAAACATTCCGCTGTTTATAGCAACACACCTATTACGACATCATGTAGGCTCCGTTCCTTTCCAACTTACCTGTCGGGACGATCGAAAAGGCGGTAATCCCAGTCTCATTCAAAAGCTGGAGGAAATCAAATCCAAGCTCAACAATATCGTAAACGAGGTGCAGGAAGGAAGATCGGATTATGCCGATTTCGTCATTTCCGAGATACAGGACGAACTTACTTACCTTCAGGGAAATTCCGATCGTTACACTCCGGTAAACTTAGGTTTGTTCATCAACGCTCAGTCACTTATTGATATGGCCAAACTACGGCTTTGCAAACAGGCGCACGCTGAAACAATCGAGGTATTCCAAGCAATCAAGGACGAGGTTGCAAAGGCAGATTCAGAACTGGCAGCAATGATGGTAAGAAAATGCGTGTATCGTAATGGACTATGTGGCGAATCGAGATGCTGCGGATTCAATAACACCCCGGTATTTAAAAAGGAATTAAGTGAATATCTGAAGAATTTTACATCTCTTCAGATTGGAGCAAAATCTAATAACTAATTTTCAATTAAACTTTAATCATGAATCAGGTCTTTAAAATTAAAAAGAAAGACGGAAGAATTGTATCGTTTAACCCTGATAAAATTAAAGCAGCTGTTACTAAAAGTGCAGATCGGGTTTTAGTACAATTTACACAGGATGAGTACGACAGGGTTATAGAAATTATCACTGAAAAACTGGGTAATCTTTATAAGCAAAGAAATCTCCAGTATGTCGATGTTCCAACCATGCACAAACTGGTAGAAATGGCATTAGACGAAGTCAGTCAGTCCGTTGCTAAGTCTTATCGGGATTATCGAAATTACAAGCAGGAATTTGTCGATATGTTTGACCGGGTACATCGTTCCATTGATGCGGTTGCCTATCGAGGCGACAAATCCAACAGCAATACAGACAGTAAATTGGTAACTACCCAGCGTAGTATCGGATATAATAAATTCAATGACGAGCGATATAAAAAGTTCTTTTTGAATCCGGAAGAACGACAGGCTGCAAAAGATGGGTATATCTATATTCACGACAGATCAGCACGGCTCGACACGATGAACTGTTTTAGACGAGACACCAGGTTTATCACTAAAGATGGTGTAAAATCTTTTTATGACTTTCAAGAAGGAGACGAAACCATTGTTCTTTCTCATACTGGGAAATGGAGAAAAGCAGTTGTGCATAAGTATGGTTGGCAATCTATTCAGAAAGTTGTACTCTCAAAAAAAACACCGACATCCAAACCTGTGAATATATATTGTACTAAAAATCACAGATGGATTTTAAAAGACGGATCATATACCACAAATTTGCAAATTGGAGATGATTTGTTTGAATTGCAAGATAGAACAAGATTTGATTGGAATACATTATCTGTTGAAAACAAAAAATTGTGGTGTAGAGGTTTTGCTAAAGGAGATGGGGCTGCAATCGGAAAGCAAGGAATTGGACGACAATATAGCTATGTTATTGTTAGACTTTGTGATGGTAAAATAAAATATGCAGACAGATTTAAAGACGCAGGGTATTCCGTTAAACCAATCCCCAATAGCGAGGATCTCATTGTACACATGCTTGATACACAAGACAAAAATATTCCATTTTATACTTTGAATTACAACAATATCTTGTACTATATAAATGGGTTAATGTGTGCGGATGGCAATAGAAACAAAGAGAATGGTAGAACTGAATTTAAAGGAATCCAAATTACGGGAGATCTTAATGATTATATATACGACATGCTTAATATGGCAGGCTATTATGTATCGTCTTATCAAGATCTGACAGGAGAAGAAACTAATTACGGGATTAGAAAAAAACAAACTATTCGCTATTACGTTTCATATTTGCATCACAAAACATCATCGTGGCGCGTAATTGATATTCAAGAAGAAAAATTAAACCCTAAGTCTGAAGTATGGTGTTTGGATGTAGAAGAAGATCATAGTTTTATTTTGGAAGGAGGAATCCCAACTGGCAACTGTGCTTTATTGGACGTTAAGGCAGTTTTTGACGGTGGGTTTGAGATGGGAAATATCTTTTATACAGATCCTCATACTGTGGATGTAGCTTGTGATGTTTTAGGAGATGTAATTATGGCTGCTGCTTCCAGTCAATATGGTGGATTGTCTGTCCGAATTGACGATTTTCTTGCTCCATATTGTCAGAAATCATTTGATAAATATTACACTAAATATTTCAATATGATTAAAGAAGCAACCGGACAAGAACCTTTAAATAACGATATTGCCAAATATGCAAGAAAAGATACGATTCGAGAGCTTGAACAAGGATTACAGGGATTGGAAATAAAACTTAACTCTGTTGCCTCTTCAAGGGGAGATTATCCTTTTGTTAGTTTTGCTTTCGGAATCGACACAAGCGAATGGGGACGTGTTATTTCAGAAACAGCATTGAGAGTTCGTATGGGAGGGCAAGGAAAAGAAGGATTTAAACGTCCGGTTTTATTCCCCAAATTGATTTTTCTATATGATGAAAATTTACATGGAACCGGTGGAGAATTGGAAGAATTATTCAATGTAGCAATCCAATGTTCCAGCAAATGTATGTATCCCGATTTTCTTTCTTTAACCGGAGAAGGATATGTACCATCCATGTACAAGAAATATGGGAAAGTAGTGTACCCGATGGGATGCCGGGCTTTTCTATCTCCTTGGTACGAAAGAGGCGGTATGAATCCGGCTGATGAGAATGACATTCCAGTGTTCACTGGAAGATTCAATGTCGGAGCTATTACTCTTAATCTCATTATGATTTTGGCAAAAGCGAGAGAAGAAGGTAAGGATTTTTATGAGGTGTTGGATTATTATCTTGAAATGATCCGTGGTCTTCATCTCAGAACCTATGAGTTTCTGGGAAACAAAAGAGCATCTATTAGTCCCCTTACCTATTGTGAGGGTGGTTTTTATGGCGGTCATTTACAACCAAACGATAAGATTGCTCCTGTTTTAAAAACCGCAACTGCCAGTTTCGGAATTACAGGATTGAATGAATTGAATGTATTGTATAATGGCAAAACTATCACTGAAGACGGACAGTTCCCATTAGAGGTGATGGAATATATCAACAAGAAAGTAGACAAATTTAAAAAAGAAGATAAGAGATTATACGCTATTTATGGAACTCCGGCAGAATCATTATGCGGTCTTCAGATTGAACAATTTAGAGCCAAATACGGAATCATTGAAGGTGTTTCCAGTCGTGCTTATACAACTAATTCTTTCCATTGCTGGGTAGGAGAAGATATTGATCCGATACAAAAACAGGATATTGAGTATAAGTTCTGGAATCTATTCAATGGTGGTAAAATCCAATATGTCCGCTATCCGATTGATTATAATATCGAAGCAATCAAAACTCTGGTGAGAAGAGCTATGAAAATGGGCTATTATGAAGGTATCAATATGGCTCTCAGCTATTGTAATGATTGTGGACATCAAGAGTTAAATATGGATACCTGCCCTATATGCGGTAGTAGCAACTTAACCAAAATCGATCGGATGAACGGATACCTCAGTTACAGTCGGGTAAAAGGTGATACCATGCTCAATGCAGCTAAAATGGAAGAAATAAAAGATAGAAAATCAATGTAATGATTTAAGTAACAAAAGCAATGAACTATTACAGTATAACAAAAAACGACATGCTGAATGGTGACGGTCTAAGGGTTGTGTTATGGGTAGCCGGGTGCTCCCATAACTGCCCCGGCTGTCAGAATCCATTCACACACGATTCTAAAGGAGGAAAGAAGTTTGATCATTTGGCCGAATTTGAAATTTTTGATGAATTAAGAAAAGATCATGTGAGTGGATTAACGCTCTCTGGTGGTGATCCAATGTTTTACGACAACAGGAAAGATATATTGAATTTTGTAAAAAGAATCAAGCATCTGTTCCCCAACAAAACAATCTGGATGTACACAGGATTTGAATATGAAAAAATAAAAGATGAGCCTATACTAAAATATATAGACGTACTGGTTGATGGGAGATATATTGAGAGTAAAAGTATTCCACATCCTCAATGGAGAGGGTCTTCAAACCAAAGAATTATTCATTTAAATAAAGAGTAATCCCGTATATATAATACACAAAATAAAAACTATAATAAACTATTAAACAATATAATGCAAACTTATAATAAAAATTATTCCGAAAATATTTTGTAAATCAAACAACAATCATATATCTTTGCATCATAATTAAAACCAAAACTAATTAATTATGGCTATACGCTCAAAGGGTATCGTAACTGTCAATAACGGAGACGTAGACCTTAATGAATTTAAAGAGAGTTTGTATGACCTTTCAGACGGAGAATATGGATTCCTCATATTCGATAAGGAAAAGAACAAGACTCTTCCCCAATTGAAATACCTAAATGGTGTCGTTCTAAAGAGAATATCTGAGGAACTGCCGGGACATCCTTATGTATCCGCATTATACAGATACTTTGAAGAACTGTATGCTCCGATTCTCAAAGATGAAATAGACGGAGAAACCTATGAGTATTTCGATTTGAAAAGCGCAAAATCAAGTGAAATGAATGAGGTTATCGAGAAAATCATTCATCATGCCAAAACCAAGTGGAACATAGAAATCATAACAAGAGACGAATTGAAACTTCCTTCAGCGTCAGAACCTTATGCCGATGCCTATGCTTCTCAATGGAAAGATTATTCTCGAAAAATTTAATTTTTAAACTTTAACTATCTACATTATGCAAGAAGAAAAATTTGAAGAAAAGGAGCAGCAGCCCTTATCAGTGTTTGAGTTATTTGCCGCAGCCGAGGAAACTTATGAAGAAGCCCAAGCCAGAGCCGCAGAAGAGAACAAGTCGTTTGTCAAGACGGAGTTCATCAAGATGGACAAGTTCGGAACCTACACTTTCCGTATCCTTCCGATTGCTCCTAAAGCAGATGGCACAATTGACCGCAAGAGCTACGAGTATCCGATCCACCAGTTACTAATGAAGATTCAAAAACCTTCAGACAACGGAAAGCAGCAGTTCACATACGTTTCTGTTTGCCGTGCAGGTTATGCAGGGTACAAGACAGACCTTATTGACACTTACCGCAAACTGGCAATCGCAGAAGCCAAAGCGCAGAATGACGACAAGCTTGCAGAAAAACTGGACGATGGATTCCAAGGTGGTGTCAAATACGATTACTCACATGCCATGTACGTGTTCGATATGGACGAACGTGCCAAAGGCATTCAGCTTCTCCGTCTCAGTCATTCACAGTTCAAGACTTTGGACGAATGCAAGTTCAAGCTATGGCAGAAGAAACTGAAGAAGAATCCGAAATACCCCTGCCCTATCTCGTCAATTGCAAACGCATTCCCGGTTGAGATTGAAAAGAAAAAGAACGGTGCTAAAACCGAATATTCCATCAATATCGACAATGAATCGGATGTGGATGTGTTGACATCGGAAGAACTGACCGCACTGCTTAATGCGCCCCGTATTCCCGAAGTCATGTATCGTTATACCCGTTTTCACTTTGAGGCAACTCTGATTTATCTGAAACAATGCGATGAACAGTTCGATTTGAAGGTGATGGAAATGGATGAAATGAAAGAAGCCATTGAAAGCCTGAAAGCGGAACTCCCAGCCGATGATACAAGTTCGTTCTCTTTTGACAAGAAAGGAGATGATTCAGACAAGGACAATGCAAATGGCGTAATCACGATTGATTCTCTTTTCGACATGTACGATGAGCTTCAGGAAAAAGGATTGAATGACAAGACGGAAGAAGGTCAGGAACTCAGAGGCAAGATTCGTGAGTTCATCGAGCAAGAAAAACTCGAAATCCGTATGACCCGTACAACAACCAATGCCATGTTGCTTGACATGATTGAGGACGTATTGCAAGGTGGTTCTCCCCAGAATGAAGAACCGGAAGCCGAGTCTGCCGAGGAACCGGAAGAAGAAAAGGAAGAATCGAAAGAAGAACCGGCTTCAGAACCAGAACCGGAAACTGAACCGGAAGAAGACCTCCGTACCACCAGAAACGATGATACGAACGAACCTGCAATCCAAAGAGAAAGACGTTCGGCAAGAATGGTACGCAGAAGAGACAGATAATTAAAGTTTAAATACTTACCCCGAAGGCGTACATTTACATCTGACACATGTACTTGTACGCCTTTTTAATGCAGAGATTTAACCATGACTAAAGAGAAAGTTCCATGTATCTTGTTATTCAACGACATACATATTTCAAATGATAATATTCCAGAATTTAAACTGAACTGGAACGAAGCCCTTAATATATGTGACAAGTACGATATATCCGAGATTGCCATTGGTGGAGACTTGTTCCAATCCCGTGCTTCCCAGACCCTCGATGTACTTTTAGCCGTACACGATGCGCTGCTTGAAGCCGAAAAAAGACAGATTGAAATAATTATTGCAAACGGAAACCATGACAAGGTAAATCAAGAAGCCATTCGTGGATATTGTCATGTATTCGACCAGCACGAGAATGTAGATGTGGTGGACGATTATTATATCGCAGGTTATCCCGGATTTGACCTGTTCATAATGGCTTATTTCCCTGAGAACGGTTCATTTACAGAAAGACTTCAGGATATTATTCAAAACAATTTATCCGAGACAAAGCAAAATATTCTATATATCCATGAAGGAATTAATGGGGCACTTGCACAATCTTCTGACAAGGAGCTTCCAGCCAAATTATTTGAACCGTTCGACAAGGTTCTGGTGGGGCATTACCACAACAGAACCAAAATCAAAGGAACTGTTATCGAATACATCGGTTCAAGCCGCCAGCATAATTTCGGAGAAGACGAGGATAAAGGCTATACCCTTCTTTACAGTGACGGTTCATACGAGTTTATAAAGAACCAGGTGAATATCCGTTATAAAACGCTGGATGTTCCCTTCTCAAAAGTAAACATCAGCCTTTACAATCAGCTTTCCGAAATAAAGAACGACAGCCGATATAAAGTAAAGGTTCGTATCCATTGTTCCGGTTCTGAAGCCTCTTTGATAGACAAGAACCTGCTCATTGAAGCCGGCGCAAACAAAGTAGAGATTGTAACGGAAGACATCGAAGAGACGGAAGTTGCAAAATCAAGCCTCTTTGAGAAATTCGACAACAAGCAGATCAAAAAGACCTATGAGGACTTTTGTGAAGAAAAAGAAATTGCCGACCCATCACTCGGTTTGTCTTACCTTTCTAAAATAGATTGATTATGTGGAAACTTAATGATATTCATGTTGAGAATTTATGTGCATTTAAGGAACTTGATTATACACTGGAACAGGGCGTAACGACTCTTGTATTCGGGAACAATCTGGACAACGATTCCCAGAAATCAAACGGTTCAGGAAAATCAGCCCTTATTGAAGCGATTGCAATCGGTATAGGCGGTACTCCGCTCCGTAAAATCAAGAACGAAGAGATTATCAATGATGCAGCCGATGGATGTTTTATTCGTCTCAGATTCCTAAGCGACAGCAGCACAGAAGAATTTATCGTTGAAAGAAAGATTTCCAGAAAATCAGCATCAGCGGTAAAGTGTTCCATTATTCGTGATGGCAGACCGGTGGAAACGGACGAGGCGGTACGTTCAAGCGTTAGCGAGTATGACAAGTATATCTTAGAGAAGCTGGGCATCAACAAAGATGAATTGTATAACAACTTCGTTCTTTCCAAACATAAGTTCCAAGATTTTCTTTCCTGTTCCGACAAGGACAAGAAAGAAATCATCAACCGGTTCTCAAACGGCATTCTCGTGGATAAGGCTATCGAAAAACTGGAAGAAGATATGGTTCCTCTCCAGAGAGAATTAAACGAGGCCAATCTGAACGTGGCTAACATTGACGGACGTGTCAGCATGTTACAGGAACAGATTGAAGCAGAAGAAAATGCAAAAGAAGAAAGAGCTAAGACAAAGCTCCAGAAAATCGAAGAGAAAGAATCCCTGATCGTTTCAAAACGGGCTGAAATCAGAAAATGCAATGAAGAAATTGATTCGATAAACGCAGCCTTGGATCGTTTGGACAATGTAGATGGCAATCTCCAGACAATTGAGGAAGACGATAAAATTGCTCCCAACGAAGCGGTTGAAAGAATTGCGGCTCTTTTCAAAGAAGCTTCCATCGCTGGGTTGTCGGATTGGAAACAAAATATTATAGAAAAGGAACAATCTATTTCGAGTCTCGAAAAGAAGCTGGAAGAAAATGGTGCGTCTATTTCAGTGGTTGAATCCCAACTGAATGGTTTAAAGAATGATTATGATAATCTAAACGAAGACTACCAAAAATTCTCATCCAAATATCCGGACAGACTGAAAGAATATGACGACACGATCAATTCCCAGCAACAGGAAATCGTTTCGCTCACGGAATCCGTAAAGCAGAATATAAGAGCCAAACGAAATCTTAATGTCGCCATAGAGGAACTGAAGACCAAGTTGGCAGGAACAATCAAGTGCCCCAAATGCTCGCACGAGTTTCTTCTTTCAGACAAGGATTTTAATGTGGAAGAAGCGGAAAAGGAACTGGCCGGGAAAGAAAAGGCCGTTTCCGATCTTGATTCCCACATCAAAGAACAAAACAACTGTTTGGTTGAATATGAAAGCCGGATTGATAAAACCAAGTCTTTAAAAATCAAGTTAAGAGAAGAAAACACCGACTGGGAAGAAAAACTGTCTTCCGTCCAGTCCTCAATCAACAGGCTGAAATCGAAAATCAATGATCTTAACTTGTCTCAGAAAACAATCTCCGACAAGATTGCAATGATACAAGGCGATTTAAGTAATGTCAGAAAGAAAATTTTCGATGAAGCATTTGATCTGTTGGATGATGAGATTGGCAAAAAGGAACGTACAATCAAGAAACTGGAGGAAACGACTTCCGCTACGGAAGGTTCAATCGAGACTTTACAGCAGACTATCAAAGAACTGAAAGAATCGTCCGACACAGAGGTTATCGAATCACTCCGACTGTCACTAAAGGAATTTATGAAAAAGTCTACTAAAGCTGTTTCAGAAAGAAGCAAGATTGAAGGCAGACTGAACGCTTTAAAAGAACAAGGACAGCGTTTTGTGGAGTTCAAGACTTATCTGGCCAACACCAAGATCGAGGCTCTCAGCAAGATTACGAATGAGTTTTTGGAAAGCATCGGCAGCGACATACGGATTAAATTTTCCGGCTATACGATACTGAAAACAGGAAAACTGAGAGACAAAATCTCAATCTCCATCATCCGTGACGGTGTTGATTCGGGTTCATTCGGAAAACTGAGCGAAGGAGAAAAGGCTCGTGTTAATCTGGCTAATATCCTTGCAATGCACAAACTTATAAATGTAAACTGTGACGGTGATAAGGGACTTGACTTGCTGGTATTGGATGAGATACTTGAAGCGGTGGATGAAAATGGTCTGGCTAATATGTTCTCGGCCATCAACCATATCGGAGTTACCGCCCTTGTAGTAAGTCATGGAAACGTAGCTGAAAACTACCCTTACAAGTTGATTATTAACAAACAAAACGGAGAATCATACATTGATGAGAACCACTAAAAACGAAACGATCAACGATGAATTGACTAAGAAAGATATTTTGGCACTGGACATTGCCACACATACGGGATATTATTCACTGCATGAAGGCGGTACGTGGAATTTCACAGAATCCAAAAGAAAGAATAATAACAAACAACACAAGGATTTCAGAGACACACTTATGGCCTTCATTCAGAAATACGACATCAAACAGATAGTCGCTGAAGATGTAAATGTGAACAATCACTTTACCGATATGCGGAAACTGTGTGAGTTCAGAGGCATACTGAAAGAAGTGTGTGACGAACTCGATTTGCCGGAACCGGAGTTTATCAATGTGGCTACACTCAAAAAATGGACTACCGGAGATGGCAGGGCAGACAAAAAGAAGATGATGGAGTTCTGCTATAAAAGATACGGTATTACCCCCATTGACGACAACCACAGTGACGCTATCTGTATATTTTATTATTACGCAAGAAAATATCGTTTAAACTAAAACCAATTATGAGTAAAGCAAGAAACGAAAGAAGAAAAAGACAGAGAGACGCAAACAAGCACACAAACGTGCTTGCCGTACATCTCTCGGAGTTTTACGAGTTCCTGTCCTCTTTTTCCAAACCTTCGGACGAAGCGGTAAGGGAAACGTTTATCCGACACAGAAACGCTTGGCACAACTACTGCGCTTCACATAAATTGACTGAATCAGCTAAAGATTTATTTGTTATGAATGTGGAAAAGGCGTGGAAACGAAACCGAGACAAGCAAGCTGCCCAGTAAAATACATAGATGCGGAATCGGCGGCTCGCAGAACCGTTTTATTTGAAAAATACGTGATTCCACACAGGAACCTCGTATATAAGTTGTGTATCAAGTATACCGCAAACCCAGAAGACATCGATGATAACTATGTGGAAGTGCTCACCAACTTCTTCAAATATATCGAAACCTACGATCCTACAAAGTCAATACAGACGTGGCTTCATATCGTGACCAAAAGATATATCATCGATGCGGACTCAAAACGTTCACACATGAAGTTTTCCGACAATCTGAAAGTTTCGGATATAGGCGATACAATACTGGACGATGATGAGATCAATGCCAATTGCATGTCGGTTGAGAATTACAGGCAGTATTACAATGATGATATATTGGAAGCATTGGATTCGTTAGAACCGATCTATAAGGAAGCATTGCTCTTGCAACAGGCCGGATACAAATTGCACGAGATCATGGACATCACGTATAAAAGCGGTAGTCTTAAAACCAGAAACATAGAGACCGTAAAAAGCCGATTGTTTCTGGCTAAAAAGAAAATGAGAAAAATGATAAACCGAGATGGAGAAAAAAGAACAAATTAAGAATATCATTCTCGTTTTCTCTACTATTATGAAAAGTATGATTAACCCCTCTTTCAAGATCACAAATCCGGAAGGAGGGGTTACTCAGCAAACCATCGGGAAATGTCTGGATTTGCTTGAAGCCGACTTTGGCGATGCCATTAGTAGAGAAAGGTTAGTTGATTTTTGCGTATGTCAGGCGTACCGGGTATACAACACGGATTCCAGATATACCGACAAATGGGGCGTGAAACAATACTTCGGCAGCAAGGCCGTGGAATGCTTCATCCAGACGAACAAGAACCGGAAGTATTACGAGGACAAATGGCTGGGAGATAAAATGCCAAGAGCAAGGCTTCTCGCTCTCATTGCGGACAGACGGAAACATCCGCTATACAAATTCATCTTTCCCCAGTACGAGGAAAGCACCAAATCCAGAGCGTTGAATACGGACGTGGGATACTATATATGCGGACAATCCACCCTACTATGGACTCCGTTTTCCGTCTCCTGCCAGCAATGTGCCAAAGCCGAAGCCTGTAAACAAAGAACCCGGCAAGCTTATCCTGAACTATATCGAATCAGAACTGAAGAATTTAATCAAAATGAAACCAAATAAATCCAACCCTTTAAGTTTAGATTTCCTCTTTGAGCTATACTATTGCGTAATGAAGTATGACAACGTATGTGCCGCAGTAGTGCAAAACATGAAAAAAGAATATCTGCCGGATAAATACTTTCAAGCGATAAACAAGGTCATAGCCAAGCATTATGAGACCTACAAGACACCGCCTTCCTACCCGGTCTTGTTGCAAGCCTTTGCCGGAGACTACGATGCCACGGAACTGATTAATACGTTTCAGGACTATGATGGTGTCAGAAAAGTGGATTCCGTATTGGATATGCTGGAATCATACATCAAAAGCGTCCGGTTACAGTCCGTTTATGTAGAAGTCGGAAAGCTATACAACCAGAACGAACAGGAAAAGGCTCAGAACAAACTGATGGAATATGCGGAATGGCTCGGTCAGTTCACACTAAAAGCAAGTCAGTTCGTGGATATTACCAAGACATTCACCCAGCGTTTCCTACAGAACCGACAAAGGGAGAATGAGAACAAGAACTCACGGCTTGCACAGGTGACACGTTTCTTCATTGACGATATAGACGAACTGAACGATGGAAGAAATCTCAGAGGACAGCTTACCTGTTTCCTTGCCAGTACGGGCGTGGGAAAGTCGCATATCGCACGTCATGTCGGAGTAAGGGCTATGGTGGACGATGGACTGAACGTGCTTCATTTCCAGTTGGAGGGTTCTGAGGAAGAAGTGGTAGATGCTTATTCCGGAGCTTTGATATGCAAGAACTCGTTTCTTTTTGAGAAAGGAAAAATCTCAGATACGGAAATGAGGATTTTTGAGGAACAGATGAAAGCCTATACCGGAAGTATTATTGTAAGAGCCTTTCCCAGATTCAACAACAACGTATCAACCGTCGATATTCAGAGTGGTATTGCCGAATATCGCAAGATACATGGTCACAATCCCGACATCGTGATTGTGGATTCGATGGACTTGCTTACCGATTCAAGCGGAAGAAACTGGGGAGCTGACCATGAACGTGCCAAACGTATCGCAGTGGCAAACGATTTGAAAGACTTGGCCAACGATGAGAATGTCTGGATGGTCGTTACCTATCAGGCGACCATCGAGAACAGGGATTGGCTCAACGATGAGAAAAATGTTCTGACCGAATACAACTGTTCTGAAGCAAAGGGGCTTTCCAGACCACTCACCCATCTGATTACGCTGAACCAATCCGAAGCGGAAAGAAAAGAGGATACGATGCGTCTGCATATCGCAAAGTCCCGATTCTTTAGCAAAGGAGACACATTCAAGATTGCCACTGACTATGCAAACGAAGTGTTCTATGATGCAAGAAGAACCATGAGCTTGAAAGCCCGGTCTGCCTCATAAAGAGGTAAAAATGTCTATAACTGAAGAATGTTATAGGCATTTTCTTGTTTTGTACCAATTAATATAATATTTTTGCACCAATTTACGTGACTACAATATAGCCGATTAAGCTAAAATATTTAACCAAGACTGTATACATGGATTTAACCAAAGCAGAGAAAGATTATCTCATCAAGGAAATAAGTCTGGAACTGGGAGCAAAATTCGATGGAAGCCATAAGAATCTTATTGTACCAAAATGTCCCCATTGTGGAAAAGAGAATAAGTTCGGAATTTATGTAGGCAAAGAAACGGAACGGAAAAAGCCGTTTATGTCACATTGTTTCAGTTGCGGCTTTTCCACGACAACGCTGGAAGGACTGTTGGAAACAATCGGAAGGCCGGATCTGATGGTCTCTCCTACTGCCGATCTGGAAGCAAAACTGGATGCCCAGCTCCTTTTCCGTATTGATGGCGAGGAAGAGATTGATGATTCATTAAGCATCATAGAACTCCCGGAATGTTACAAGCGTTGTTATACCAATTCGTACTTGAAATCCAGAGGCTTTACTTTTGATGATTATGAGTATTTTCCGGTCGGTACGACAAGAGGGGTGAATTTCAAGTTCAACGACTATGTGATATTCCCGATCATTGACGATGGCGATACCGTTGGCTATGTTTCCCGTCATATCTGGTCAAAGGACGAGATAGACCGGCATAACTGCAAGGCAAAGATTAACAGGGAATACAGGATTCTGCGCTACAGGAACTCGACAGAAAACGATTTTGTGAAACTCCTGTACAACTACGATGCGGTCATTGAAGATGAGACCGACACGGTTATCATAGTGGAAGGAATCTTCGATGTCGTTGCCCTGACACGGAAACTGGAGTTGTATGACAACCCTCACGTAGCCGTTGTAGCGACTTTCGGAAAGAAGATTTCCCAGATACAGATATACAAGCTGCAATGCAAAGGAGTGAAAACCGTTGTGCTTGGGTATGACTCGGATGCAACGGAAGCTATAAATAAGGCAGCGAGCACCCTTAATGAATATTTCAACGTATTCATTGCCAAAATTGACGCAGAGAATGGGAAAGACTGGGATGAAATGTCGTTTTGGGAAATCTACGATACCTTCTCCCAGAACTTGCTCTCCCCTATTGAATTTAAATTAAATACACTTTAACCAATGGAAGAATTAACAGAGTGGCTTGATGCCAATAAAATATCATTTAAAATGATAGACAACGAAGTCATAGAGATCGAGGACTTCGGCAAAATGTTTTTGGCCGACCTTAGCGGTGTAAAATCCATCTTTAAGGTAAAGGATGATGAAGTGTCTTTCAATCTCATGGAAGATCCTTCAGTTCTGATGGAAGAAGACATCTATTATGTCGCATTCAAGTTCGGTGACAACTGGTATTATTATGATTTGAGGGAAGAGTTCAAATTCAACATATTGAAATATATAGGCAAACGACAGGCTGTAAAGACCGATATTCCCTTTGTCAACCTGGGAGTGCATACCCCTTATGAATTATTGAACGGCTCAGGGGATTTGGGTTTATGGGTCAAGAAAGCCAAATATCTCGGTCATACGGCTATCGGAATCTGTGATCGCAATACGATGGCGGCAACCTTCAATCTACAAAAGGAATGTGACAAGGCCGGGGTAAAACACGTATTCGGCTATTCGTTCACTCTACAGTTCTATGATGAGAAAGTGGATATGAAGGTATATTCCCTATCGCAAAAAGGGCTTCGCAATCTTCTTCGCATTCAAAAGGAAATCATGGTGGATTCAGAAGAGAACGTACTGACGCTTTCCCAGCTTTTGACTCACGGCGAAGGAAACGTATTGGTATTCGGTAAACTTTCTTCGTTCTGGATGAAAAAGAACATGAATGTCGTAAAAGAACTGGAAAGAACATTTGATATGATGTTCTATCAGGTTGATCTAAGCGAATACAAGGCAGAGAGAATTGATATTGAAATTCTTAATGCCACCAAGTTCTATTTCGATAACTTTTTCTTGGAGGACGAGGGAATATTTGAGGTGGAGCCGATTCTTATCTGTGACAACTACTATCTTGATAAGGACGATGCGAAGAACAAGATTATTCTGAACAAGATTGCAACAAAGGCGGCTCACAACCAGAGTGACGACCAGTATTTCAAGGATATAGACGAGCATTTGGCAATGTTTCAGTCTATATTTGATTCTGAGAAATGGGATGTGGAAGCCCTCTTGGAACTTATGTGCCAGCCGACCGTGGAAATAGCGGAGAAAGCTACGGCACGATTTGAGACAGGAAAAATGTTCATGCCGGAATACATCATGCTCCCGGATGAAATAAATAAATATGGAGACAGACATACCATGTTTTTAGAATTATTGGAAGAAGGATTGATTTCCAAAATACCAGTGGAAGAACATGAGAGGTATCGCAAAAGACTTGAAGAAGAAATATACATCATCGAATCCACCAACAATGTGGATTATTTTCTTGTACAGTGGGATATGGTCAACGAAGCAAGAAAACGAGGAATCGTTACGGGTATCGGTCGTGGCTCGGCAGGAGGCTCCTTAGTATCTTATCTGCTTGGCATTATTTCTATTGACCCGTTAAAATATGATTTGATCTTCAGCCGATTCTTAGTACCGGAACGATGCGGACTCCAATGGAATGACAATACCACTATCATAGGAGAAGACATAGATATTCTCTCCGGTGAAGATTATGTGGAATTAGAACTGGAAGGCAAAACACTAAAGGTTTCAAGGGATGCCGAAATCAGAGTAAAACGTGATGATGAAGAAATGACCGTGTATGCCGATGAATTACAGCCTGAAGACGACATTATATTTGACAATAAGGATTTAATCTGGACTTTAAACGAAATTCAATAATATATCAAATCTTGACAAATGAAAGTTTTAAACGTAAAATTAAAGAAAGCCAAAGAGACAACGTCAGTCGTTGATCTTTTTGTCGGAAAGGGATTAAAGAGGGGCGGTCATTCCGCCCTTCCGTGAGCCGGATATAGATGTAGACTATGCTTCCGACCGGAGACAGGAAATGAAAGAGTATTTGGAAGAGAGATATAATATCAATGGTAAACAACGTGTATTCTCTGCCGGAACCTTTACCACTTTGAAGTTAAAGGCTATTTTAAAGGATGTGGCGAGGGTTCATAGGGTTCCGCACGCCATTGTAAACTATATCACTGCAATCTTTGAAGACGACAAAATGGACTGGACAGACCTGTTCAAAGTAGCTGCGACAAACAAAAAGGTAAACAAGTTCATCCAAGACTATCCTATGGTCATTGAAGACATTCGGACATTGATGGGGCAACCCAAGGCTTCATCCATTCATGCTTCAGCTATCATTGTTACTCCGGAAACAAGAAATGACGAAAAAGACGTGGAATGTTTCGATTTCCTTCCTATACGAAAAATGGATGGACTATTGGTATCGGAGTTCGATGGATATGCAGCGGATGAAATTGGATTGTTAAAAGAAGACGTATTGGCAACCAAGGAATTATCAAAACTAAGCTCCATTATCAATATTGTAAACAAAGAATACAACAAGCATTATTCCATTGAAAGTATTACTCAAAATGAACTTAACGATCCGAAGACATACAAAATCCTTTCAGACGGATATACCCAGAATGTCTTCCAATTCGCTTCCCGTGGTATTACAAAATTTATTATGGAAGTAAAGCCTGATAATATTGAAGACCTTATTGCTATCAATGCCTTATATCGTCCGGCAACACTTGAAATCGGGGCGACTGACGATTATGTACGATATAAACACAATGAAGCGACTCCGGTATATAATTATGGAACGTATGAGGCAACCAAAAATACTTTCGGAATTATGTGCTACCAAGAACAATTCATGTTAGTTGCTCATACTTTAGCTGGATTTGATTTGGGTAAAACAGACTATTTGCGTAAGGCTATCGGTAAAAAGAAAGCTGACTTAATGGCTACATTAAAAGACGATTTTATCAAAGGGGCTGTTGCAAACGGATGCCCGGATTATGAGGCAGAAGACATTTGGCACAAAATTGAAACAGCAGGAAAGTATAGCTTCAACCGCTCCCACGCAGCAGCCTACGCATTAACAGCCTATTGTGGAGCATGGCTGAAGGCCAACTATCCTTCAGCATTCTATACCATCGCCCTCCAGTGGGCAGACGACAAGGAAATACCTTCTCTCATGTCAGAAATGGAACAATGCAGCAAGGCAAAAATCGTGCATCCGGATATTAACGTTTCCGATGTGCAATTCTTTACCGACTACCAGAATGATGAAATTTTCTGGTCACTTACACGAATCAAGATGGTTGGTGTCAAGACCGTTGAGTACATAGTGGAAGAGCGTCAGAAGAACGGGGCATTTACATCCATCGAGAATTTTATCCACCGCATATTCAAGTACAAACTTAAAAAGTACGAATACTGGGATGATCCAGATAACGAGGAAGAAGCAAGAAAAGTACCGGTAAACGCCCGGCACGTGAAACACCTTATTCTGGCAGGATGCTTCGATAAGATTGAAAACGTCAAGTCGCTTCCGGAAAGATACAGGATTCTTTGTGTAGCAGCCAAAGAATTGGGGTTTGATCTGAAAGAAGAGGATTTTCCATCCGACATGACAGACAAACACTATTTCTGGTCAATGCTTCAGATCGAGGTTTCCGGCATAGGCTCCGTTGATTACAGGAGAATATATGACAATTCGGAAGCCAAGCAGCATATAAGGGGAAGAGCTTCCTATATGACAATCAAGGATGCTTTTCTTAAAGAAAGCGAAGGTAAACGGATAGCCGTATGCGCAACCGTTCTGGAACATGACGAAGTGGAATATCAGGACAAGAAAACAGGCGAGAAGAAAACTTTCTGCAAACTGAAACTGCAACAGAATAACGATATTATCGAACTGGTGATGTGGGATGATTTCTACAAGGCGAACCGTGATAAAATTATTCAGTCAAAGAACAAAATGATTATCGTGTCAGCTATAATTAAATACAGTGACTATTCCGGTTGTCATTGCTTGCAGACATACAAGTCTTCCATGCTGTTCAATGTCTGAGAATTGTAATCAAGTGAATTACTAACCATATAAAATTAAACAACATGCTTATAGAAAGAGAAACTGAATGAAACCTGTAATTATTGCCATCGTTGGAAGATCGGGAAGCGGTAAAACCTATATGGCCGAGTTCCTTAGAAAGAAAATGAACATTCCGACTATCGTGTCATACACGACCAGACGTAAAAGACCCGGTGAAACCAATGGTGTGGAACATTTCTTTATTGGAAGCGAACAAGTGCCGGAAGGGGGCGATATGCTGGCATACACGGTATTCGGAGGTGAACAGTATTTTGCTCTTCACAGTCAGGTTCCCAAAGATGGGATTTGCACCTATGTGATTGACGAAGCAGGGCTGGAATGTCTTGTCAAGGATTTCGGAGACAGGTATCTCATTGTTCCTGTCGCAGTGAAATGCTCGGAAGAAACGCTCATTAAAAGAGGGATCGAGCCGGACAGATTAGCGAGGGACAAAAGACGTATTCACATAAACGATAGTTTTTATGATTGTATCATCATCAATGATGGGACAATAGAAGAGTTTGAGAATAAAATATTAAGTGAAATCAATAAATTATAAACCAAAACTTTAATTATGGCAGCACCAAAAAGCGAACCGACCGTTTTTGTCGGGATTGTACTCGATTTTGAAACCGGGGATTTAGACCCACAAAACGGAGCTTGTACCCAAATCGCTATGAAAGCGGTACGCCTCGATACATGGGAGGTTATAGACACTTACATGAATTATATCTACCCCTATAAACACAAGAGCGATATTTTGGGCAAGACACGAAAGAAGGTTCTGAAAAACAAAAGGGAAATCGAGGAAGAGGAAGGGCAACTGATGAAATATGAGGAAGCTGCTCTTACCTACTCGGATATTTCAATGGATATGTTGTATGAAAAAGGAGTTGATGTCGAACAGGTGGCAAGTGACGTGATTGATTTCGCCACAAGAAACACCCTTTCCAAATCAAAGACCGCAAAGCCGTTTCTTATCGGGCAGAACATTGTTTTTGACTGCGGTTTCCTTCAGCAACTTATGGTCTATGGAGGCAAACTGAAGGAATTTGCCAAGGTTTTTGCCGGAATCACTGACTTTTGGGGGAACTTCCAGCCTCATTATGTAGACACGATAGACTTGGGCAAGCTCACATTTGCCGGTGATCCGGAAGTGACATCGTACAAGCTGGAATTGCTGGCAGAACGGCTCGGTATCGAATTGGACGATGCCCATGATGCGGATGCGGATGTTACCGCTACTCTTAACGTGGCAATCGTCTGTTCCAACCGACTGAGAAATTCAGACGGATCATCTACGGGTGCAGGACTTCAGAAAAAGGAAAAATCAAGAACACACTTTAAAATCTAAATGTATGACGGAAGAAAATGAAACCGTATCGTTCAGAAAAGACGAAAGGATGAGATACGGGGTTCTCGGATATGACGGAAACGAGATGATGGCGGCTATTACCGGATACGATCTGGATGTGTCTTTCAATATGCGTCTTATCAACTCGCTGGCAGATGCGGAAGCCTGTGCCGATGCTTTGGCCGATGTCTTTTACCAAGCACTGATGGAGCAACTCATCTCCCTGAAACCCGATATAGCGAAAGAACAGATGGCAGCTGTGACCAGTGGAAAAGAACAAACCGATACATAACAAACACCCTATTCTTAATAAAAGCCCGACATGACACAACCTGTTCTATGTTGGGCTTTAATAATATCAATTCTATGAAAAAGGAAAATAAGGTATCTGCGTCCGAGATGCTAAAGAACGAACTGGGACTGACGAAAGCGGAAAGCCTGTTCTGCGACCTGTATATAAACGGTGGAAGGGAATTTGCAGGACAGCACTGTAAATGCTATAGGGAAGCATTTCAGGATTCCGGTTCTGGTGTCAGTCTAAAAAGCAGGCGGCTGCTTGGCAAACCCCATATCTCGGAACGTATCAAGAAATTAAGTGAACAACAGCAAACCGATACGGAGGCTATCGCTGTAAAGTTACAAGTTACCGAAACTCTCAAAGCGGTGATGGAAGAAACTTCCACCGCCAAATACAAGGACAAATGGGGAATGGACTTGTCCCCGGCTCCACTTCGGGCCGTGGCGGTCAATGCGGCAAAAGCACTGATGGATCTGTACCCGATCAAACACGCCCAGGAAGCAAAACTGAAGATCGAAGGAGGTGGCGATAATGGTATCATCTTTAATGTTATAGTTCCTCAGAAAGAAAACAATGGAGAAGAAGAAAGGCACGAAAGCTAAACAAACGGAAAGAAATGTTTACATGGCCATCATAATCATTCTGGCATTATACGGACTGAGGGATTCGGAAGCGGCGGTCAGGCTGATAGAGTCCGTTTCCAAAGCATTGTCAGTCCTTCTAACGCTTGAATGACCTATGCCACAAATCAGAACATTCATAAGCGACAATATCAAATCCCTTACGATTGTCGCTTCTTTCCTGATTTCGATGTACGTCCAACACCTCAATAATACCGCCAGAATAGATTCACTGGCAGACAGGTGTGATCGTATTGAATCCAAACTGGAAGACCAATATCAGAAGATTGATGCAATCAAGGTGGATAAGACCGTATTTGAAGCTACCATGCAACAGTTTACGTCCATGCAGGACGATTTAAAAGAGATGAGAAGGGATATTAAGGAAATCTTGAAAAATTCCCGATAAGCCGCCAAAAAGAACCGCATTTGCTTTGTGGTTCTTTTTTTTATTGTTATTTTTGTCGAGTGTTTATAATAAAAATTAACCCGTAAAATAACAAACTAAATATGCGATAATATACAGAGTAAATTATAACCAAAAACCGATAACATATTGAAGATAAAAACCTTTATTATGACTCTGTTCTTCTTTTCTATTACAGTAGAGCCGGCTTGTAACAGTACCGCTTCTATTCCAAAACATAAAACGGAAAATAAAATTTCCAAATTTGACATGGCGGTAGAACTGATTAAGCAAAAAGAAGGATGGCATGACCGGCGACACAAATACTATGTCGGATACGGTCACAGATTATTGAAAAGTGACACTTTCAATCACGATATTTCTGAAGAGTTTGCTGATTCTCTTCTAAGAAAAGACCTACTACAAAAATGCAGCGTGTTCAGAAAATATGGAAAGGATTCTCTTTTACTTGGAGTGTTGGCTTATAATGTCGGAGAGTATAATATCTTAGGATACAAAGAAAAACCGGCCAGCCGGCTCATACGAAAAATAAGAAGCGGAAACAGGGATTTCTATAAAGAATACGTTTCATTTTGCAGATATAAAAATAAAGTGATTCCCTCTATCAGACAAAGGAGAAAGGATGAGTTTGAACTTCTATACGTTAAATAAACAAACCGATGATTAATCAGATAATTGAAATTGTTGATTCAAAAGAATTAAGGGAATTAAAACTGGAAGGATTGATTGGTCGAATGGGGCGTATCATCGAATCGCTTGACCAATCGCAAAGAAAGAATCCGGGATACATTGTAGAATTTACAGAGCCGTTTCAAGAAGAAGATGAATGGTTCATTCCCAGTCAGTCAATCAAAACTTTATAATTTACATAACAATGGAAAAATTTGTAAGAGTAGAATGTATCGAGGCCGAGAAAATGACCAAGAAAGAGTTTATGAAAAAGATGCTTGGGAAAGAAGAGGATTCGCTGGAAGAAGGCTATCTTATCAAAGATGAATCCGGGCACATGGGGTGGATCAGCCAATCTGATTTCGAAAAGAAGAAATACATGTCCTGCAATGCGCTTCCTTACCCCCTCGCCTACTACATGCTTCAGGAAAAGAAAGCCGGTTATATCAGGATGCCACAGTGGAAAGAGGATGTGAAGATAAAAGCGCAATTCCCGGACGAGCATAGCAAAATGACGCACCCGTATACCTATGTCGAATCAAGATTCGGTAATTGTCCGCACAAGACGACCGTTGTGGAGGAATGGGCAAAAAACTGGCAACTGGCTCCTGAAGGGTTTGTTACCAGTTGCGTGGGATGTATAACCCAAGAAGGAGTGTTTATACCAAAGGCTGATGAATAAATACTCCTTCTTGATTATCGCTGTTCTTTCAGGTATCACAATCTCACTTCTAAGATCACGCCAAAGACTCATCGAAGAAAAAGACAGTTATAAGTCCAATACTGAAGCTCTTATGTCGGAAGTCCGGCGAATACAGGCTGATTCTTCAACGATGGCACTGGACATCAAAACACTAACCATGTCTTTGGATGAATACAAACGGTTCAGGGCTGAAGATGAAGAAAAAATAAAGAAACTGGGGATAAGAATAAAGGATCTGGAAGCGACAGCGAAACACAATGTGGAAGTGGACGCTCCCATTGATGCGGAAATAAAGGACAGTGTGATGATAAGAGATACCGTTCCGGTTTTCTTAAAGGCTGTAAGGATGGATACCCCGTATTTGAAAATCAACGGGATTATTGAGAACGACAGGCTGACGGGGAAAATCAATCTGCCTGTTACTCTTAATCAGGCGTTCTGGATCGAATACAAGCACAAGTTCCTTTGGTGGAGATGGAAAGTGAAAGCGATACACCAGACTATTTCAAGTGACAATCCATACGTGGAAATCAAATATTCAGAGTATATAAAAATCAAAGACTAAAAACTATGTTTTCAAAATTAAGTGGGCGAACCAAAACCCAAGAGATCGAAAAACCTCAGTCATTTGCAAGCCAACTGGCAGAAGCAACCAAACTTTTTACCGATGCGGTAAATAAGCTAAAGAATATCAGTAGCGGAGTTTCAAAGAAAATGGAAGAAAACGATGCAAAAATTAAAAGCCTGTCTCAGGAAAATATCGCTCTTCAAGAACTTAAAAACAAAGCGGACAAACAAGCGGAACAGCTTAACCGATTGATCCAGTCATAAGCCGTCCAGTATGGAACAGCAAATATGGGACAGGCGTTGGGAAAACGGATATTGTTTTCCTTTTCGGAACGCAGAAACAGGACGGTATTATGCAAGAGATATTTATGACGGTTCCATTATTCCGACCTCTTACAGCAAAAGTCTGAGGGAACTTAGAAGAAAGGTCAGAGGATATGTTTCTGAAAACCTGATACAGAGAGAGGCAGCGTTTTGACTGCCTCTTTTTCTAATTAAAATATTGATTAATAAGAAAAGAACGATCTTCACAGATAGTTCTTTTCACAATGCAAAATATAAAAACCGAATTTTTCGATCAATGTTTGTATAAAAACATTACGCTTGTAAAATGACATACGAATATACTAATATCAATTATTATCTGATAAATCAAACAACAAAACTTTCCTCTTGATTTGCTTTTGAACCAACAATATATGGATTTGGCATATTTTCAATGCACCCAGTAACATGCAAAACCCAAAACTAATAAAAGGAATCGCTTTCACAAGCAATTCCTTTTCACATTATGAATAAACAAATACTCTACTATTTCCAAGTAATGTTATAAAGCAATATTTACACGATGTTTGAAAAATGATGTCTATGTTCTTCTACCTAAAATTACTTCTAAACAATCTTTACTATTTTAATACAATATACATGCCAAATTTCAAATAATAGCCCATATACATATGATTAACAACACTATACAAAACAGAAAACTAAAAAAAATATTGTGTATGTGTGGATATAAATGTAGAAAATATCCACAATGCGCAATATTTATATTTAACAAAGCATATACGGTAAATATAAGTTATTCGTATAACATTCATAAAACATACCCTGCCAGACATCGCTATTCTTAATTAAAAACAAAATCACATATTGTTCATTTTTAAACCGAAACCAAAATGTTACTGCAACTGAAAAGAATTTTCAAAGGAGCGACTTATACAATCGGGCGTTTATACATTGACGGAAAATATTTCTGCGATACTCTGGAAGACCAGGTAAGAGAACTTCCGGCATATTGTCCGAACACGCCTAAAGGATTGAATTGCGAATGCCCGGAAAAGGTTTATTCAAAGACCGCTATCCCATCTGGAGAATACAAGGTTACGATGGAATACTCACCCAGATTCAAACGTGTCTTACCAAGACTGCATGATGTGCCACATTTTATTGGAATCCTGATACATTCAGGAAACACTGCTACCGATAGCGCAGGGTGCATTCTTGTTGGAAAAAACAAGGAAAAAGGCAAGGTGCTGGAATCAAGAGCCACTTCGGATGCCTTGAATGAGATTTTAAAGAAAGAACGAGAAATTAAAATTCATGTTTCATAAGAACACTTCCGAAACAGCATCCAGCCCTAAAAAGTTGGGTGCTGTTTCCATATAAGACCAGACTATGAGAAAGATAATTCTAAACACCATACTTATAATTATGGCGGTTTCTGTCATTACAGTTGCCGCTGCAAATATCTAAACATGGGAATTTATGCAAAACTGAGACCACCCCAGAACATTAAAATTGATTTCAGACCGTCAGAAAGGCAATATGAACTATGGAAATTGCTTCAACCGGATTATTGTCCCAAATGTGGCGGTCACATAACACAGAAACTCATCGGATATGATGTAAAAAAGAATCCACAATACAAGCCTGTCTGTGAGTCATGTGGAAACACAAATCTGCCACAAATGATATTAGGTGGTGGAGCCGCTGGTAAACTCTTTCCACTGCCAGCCTATGCAGTAATGTATAGAAAACAAGCTCTTTAATTGCTGGGAAACCCTAACTACGGGTTAGAAGGGCAATCAGCAGCCAAGCCGGGAAACCGGAAGGTTCAACGACTATTCCGAAAGGAAGTACAATCAAGCGATTGGAAACGGGAGCCTCCAGCCATATTGCACTGGATGAAGATATAGTCTATTCTGCATGGAAACATGTAGCAGCGAAAGCGGTTAAAACGTAGCGAGTTTTAATGTTTATTAACACAGGGAGGGAAATCGTTTTTGGGAGCCTGTTGGCTCATTATTTCCTGCATGAGATTTGAGAACATCCGTGCGGTCGTGGCACGTAAGACAATCAAGTCTTTGAAGGAATCTACTTGGAATACGATCAAGACGGTTCTAAAAAACTGGGGATTAAAAGAAGAAGTGAACTACAGAATCAATAATCTGGAAGGTACGCTTACCTTTTGGAACGATTCTGTCATTATCATGAAGGAAATGGTCGATCTGCCTTCTGACCCGAACTTCGAGCGATTCGGTTCTTCCGAATATACGATTGCCATGATCGACGAGGTGTCGGAGATTTCGGAAAAGGCGGTTGAAGTGCTTTTTTCCCGTCTTCGTTGGAGAATACACGAGACATTCAAGACATCCAGAATGTTTATGAGCACCAACCCGACTACAAACTGGGTACGTTCCCGGTTCGTACAGGATGAAAACGGAGACAAGGTGGAATGCCGGGAGGGAGAGGCTTATATACCGTTCTCCGTATTCGACAACCCGGACATCGCTTTCCGGCAGACTTACGAGGCGGCATTGAACAAGATTCGTGACCAAGCCACAAAGGAGCGTTTGTTATATGGTAACTGGGATTTCGTGGAAGCCAACGATATGGCCGTTTACCACAATTTTGACGGTTCCAGACATCTTATAACGAACCTGAAGGAAAAGGTCTACGATCCGACCAAACCTATCATTACCATCTGGGACTTCAATGTCGCACCCAGAATGTCTACTTTGTTGGCTCAGATAAACTATGACAAAAAAGAGATATATGTCATAGAGGAAATATTGGGATTGCCGGAAAAGAAGGAAAACAATACTCCGGCTCTGGCAAGGAAGATACAACAGAAATTGTATAGGGAAAAACATATCGGAGGGGTGGACGTGACAGGAGACCCTGCCGGATTACAGCGTTCAACCACAAATGAAGATGGGACAAACAACTACACCATCATCACGGAAACACTGGGCAGGGGCGTATTGAAACCTAAGGTCAAGCTCTTAAAAAAGCAGCCTCCACAAGTTACCCGATGTGAATTTGTCAATGAGGTGTTCGAGGGATTTGACGGATGGAAACTGATGATTGATTTACGTTGCAGGAAGCTCACAGAAGACCTTATTTACCAGTTAAAGAACGAGGATGGTACAAAGTGCAAGGCAAAGGTTACAGACGCTAAAACAGGCGTAAAATACGAAAAATACGGCCACTTGTCCGACTGCCTTGATTACCTGCTATGCTATTATTTAAGGGATAGCTGGACGAAATACAAAAGAGGGGACGGTTCTATGACCATCCTTTCCACAGCTACCATTAACGAAGGATTTAACTATTAACGAACCATTAATCTATGTACAGACGATTTTTAAACAATAGCGATTATCTGGGAATTATCACGCAAGACAGCCTTTCCCAGATAACGAGAAACGAACCGGAAACATTCATTCAAGCCGAGGAAGCCGCAGAAATGAGTGTCATAGAGTATCTGAGCGAGAACTATGAGATTGAAAAAGAACTGAATAAAGGGAAATATATCGCTGAATACGACCGAAAGGTAACTTATCCGATCGGAGCACATATTTATTTTGATGGTAAAATCCACGAGATAATAAGATCGATCAGCGGATACAAGGCTCCTTCTTCCGTGGAATACTGGGAAGAGTTTGTGGATGAGAAAGGCGAGATACGGGAATTTCAACGATACAGCCAGTTCAAAACCTATTACAAAGGTGATATTGTCTTATATAACGATACGCCTTATATCTGTCTTGTTGAAAACGGATGGAGATTTGGGGATATACGAATCCCGATGGTAAACGGATGGAAACTTGCTGAATATACAGACTGGAATCCGATTGAGTACGAGCTTTGGAATGTCGTAAAATTTGACGGTTCCTATTATACTTTGATGTCACTGGAGGGGTTCGACAATAATAAAAACCCTTTGGAATCGGAAAATTGGGGTGCTATTGCCGATTATGATCCTCAGTACAACGAATACGAACTTTCATCACATGAGTACGTTGTATATGATGGCCAAGTGTATTATCCTGAAATAGACGTGAACAGTGACAGTCCGGTTATCGGGGAAAATCTTGCACTACACGATCCCAGAAACTACAATCTCAAAAAGCACATGATTCGGTTGGCTGTGTACGAGCTTACCAAACTGATTGCTCCCAATAACGTCAGTGTTGTTAGAATGAGAGATTATGAGGATTCCATGAAGTGGCTTAATGATGCTTCTAAGCTGAGAATCAACCCTCAGATTCCACGAAAAATAGCAGAAGACAACAAGCCGGTTACAGACTGGCAGATGGCAACATTCCAGACATCTTATGATCCATACAAAAACCCCTGGCAGATATGAAAAGATTTTATTACGACAACCGAATCGCCAAGATACTATTGGCATTCAGTTCTTGTCACACAATCACAATTGGCCCGTTTATATTAAGCAAGTTATCTCCGGAGCATATAACGCAAAGAGTCAGGAACCATGAAACCTGCCATTCATATCAATGGATAGAAACGACCTGTGTTGCGGTTTGCGTGGTTTTAATCTTACAACTGATTTTTGACATATCTCCTATATGGTATATCGTAGCGACTCTTACCTTTTATATCTGGTATGCGATAGAGTGGCTTGTAAGACTTCTCATCTGTCGAAATTCAAAAACCGCATACAAGAAAGTGTCGTTTGAACAAGAGGCATATTCCTGCGAACTGGACTGCAACTACATAGAAAACAGACCGTTGTTTTCCGGATGGATGCAATATCTTAAAATAAACAACAGCAATTAAATTCTTTATCAAAATGGATTGTCTAAAAAGAATCAGGCAGAAGATAGACGATTTCTGCATCAATAAAATGAGAATGGATGGCGCACAACATTTGATTGCCGGAATATTGATTTATGACATGCTCAAATACCTTATGCCGGTTGAAGCGGCAATCTTAACCACTTTGGTGATACTTGTTGCGAAAGAAATTGTTTGGGACAAGTGGTTGAAGAACGGAACTGAAGAGTGGCACGACCTTGTTTGGGGAGCTGTAGGGCTTCTGTTGGGGGCACTTTGATTATAACCCAATATTTGCTTTACAAGCATAATTTTCAACGCTTGTACAATAAACAGAGCTTTAGTCTCGTTCTTATAAAGAACTCTAAAACTTCATAAGTCTACTTTTAGCCTACCCCAACTCAATTCATATTCATTTCATTCATACAACTTCTTTGGGGTAGGCTTTTATTTTGATTTTCTTACATAAGCCATATACAAAAAGCCGTTGGGAATAAATAGTATCTCTTCCCTAACGGCTTTGTTTATTTAAAAAGTTCAGAATGACTTCCTAATCTGATTACCTCTATCACATCCTGCTTTGTATCTATCCATATTAAAAGAAAATCATTTCCGACATGACATTCCATGCAGCCTTTATAATTTCCTGTAAGTTCATGCGGCTTATACTTTTCCGGAACAGCTTCTCCTTTGATCAAGCTACTCAGAACTTCATACAAAGCCTCCATTAGCCGAATATTATTCCGATATTTCTTTAAATCTTTCTTTGCCTTGGTACTATAATGAATTGTCTTCATTCTATATCATTCACAGATTTCATAAAAGAATCAAAACTACTCATATCTATCGTTCCAGCATATTTTCCCGAACGTGCTTCCTCAATAGCCATCTTGGTTTCTTCATTTGGTTCTCTGTACATGGCTTCTCGCAAAAGACACTCTACATAATTATTCAAACTTCTATGCTCACGTTTAGCCGCACTCTTTAATAAATCCAACAACTCACTGTCAAATCTGAAGGCTGTTTGTTTCTTTACTGTTGCTTCCATAGATTATTATCATTTATATCACAAATGTATAACAAATAAATAACATACAAACTATTTAAAATGATATTTTAATTATTTCACAAACCTGTCTCCAGATTTAATTTGCCACTGAAGACAGGTTCTTTATTCTCTTAAAATATCCGGTTCAAGCTCTCCAGCGTTGATTTCGGATCTGTATTCTTATAGTAATGACGGTAAATCATGTCAGGACTGTTTCCGGCAAACTGGGCTACTTGCATAGGATGGAATCCCTCGTCTATCATTTTTGAGATAAAGGTTCCACGAGCCGAATACCAGGTGATTTCATCCTTTATTTTCAGTTTTTCCCTTACCTTCTTCAGTGTCTTATTCACGTTCATGCTGATTACTTTAACCCTCATGTGTTTCTTTTCTTCAGTATTGTGCTTGATTTTGAAAATAGGAAATACATAATCACCCAAAGCTTCATCCTTGTATTTATTGATGATTATACGAGCCTTGTCTGTAAGAAAAGGAGTAGCCTTCTTGTTCACTTTTCTGCGCTCATAAATGATCTGATTTTCTTTTATGCAATCTTTCGTCAAATGACACACATCCACGTTTGCCATTCCACCAGTATAATAACTGAAGAGAAACAAATCAATATAGAAGCATTCTTTAGGAGTAAAATCTCTCCTACTCATGTTTTCTATACGGACAATGGATTTGGGAGAAATCGTTTTTGGTTCCGGCTGTTTCTCCTGCATGTATTCTTGTACCGAATCAAATACCCCCAGATTAACGCCATACATATTACGTTTATAGGCATATCTAAAAACGGCACGAAGCAGACCTAATTTATGAGGAAGACCACCTTGACTATTTGCATTTTTAAGCTTTGCACGTCTCAATGTATAATTTACAAAATCGCTCAGAAACTTTTCTGTTATGTGGTGAAAATAAAAAGAAGAAAATTTCTTGGAGTATTTTCTTAATGCAAATTCCATAAACGCTCTTTTCATCCACAAATAATTTTCCGCATTATTGCTGCTCGTAACTACAACACCATTCTTGACACGTCTCTTTGTCTTGAATAATAAGATCATTGAGTCTATCATTTCAACTACCGATACTGTCGGAGAATCGTTACTCTTAACTTCTGCCTCAACATCGAAACAATGAGACCACATTTTAGGAGTCCAATTGATTTTTTCGGATTCCCATAGCTCTGCAACATCTAAATACTTTTTCTTTTCTTTTAAGATTAATTCGTTTTTCTGAGCAGTCAGAGAGTCATTCCCCTTAAATAATTGGGATGCTGAATCCCAGCGTTTTGCCTCTCCAATAATGTTAAAAACCTTCGGAACACGAGGAAATCCGGTTTTAAAAAAGACCAATTCCAATCTCACTTCTTTACTTCTTCCTTTAATTAGCCTTGCTTTTACTTTGATACTAAACATGTTAATTAGTTGTCTATGTCCACGTCTTAGTTCATGTTAATTCAACTAAGTTACCTACATAGCAGGGTACATGGGCTTGGTTTTTGGATAAATCTGGGTGGTAAACGTCTTAAAATTGTTTTACCACATTTTTCACTTAATTAATAATCAGTATCTTACGAAAATTTCATTTTATGCCAAATGTTAAAACAAAAAAAAGGCTATCCTCACGGACAGCCAATCTTCATTGTTAACCTTAAATCTAATACCATGAAAAACACAGTGCAAATATAGAGACT